AGGGTTTTGCTCACTTTCCGGTAGCGCGTTAGTTACTTCATCCATTAGATAGTGGCTCTAGGAAACGCGTAGATAAAGAGCACAATACCCAGTACAAGGTTGAATGCTCCGATGAGAGACAGCCCGGTACTCACTCCGGAAGACATACCTACGCCACGTGCCATGTAGGACCAGAATCGCAGAATGTATGCAATACCAATGATCAAGGCAAGGACCGCGATGAAAAAAAGCAGGAGGTTAAGGAAGAGCATGGTAGTACCTTTCTAAAAGTTAGTGAGGGGCGCAATTATCTCTAGGGGGGATGAGATTTTGCTGTCTTTTATATCTGGCCTAATCGGGGGAACCGGCCAAGAGCCCACATCAAATATGTTACTAGCGGTTCATCGAACGGCGGCGAATCACAACGCTGGCTGCGAAGAGAATCACACCGAAGATGAAGATCCCAAGAGCAATGGCACTCGTGGAGTTGGTGTTGGAGCTCGCACCAGTTGATGCAAGAACTTCAGCCGGGACAGGAGTCGTCTTGACAACTACCGGAGCAATCGTCTCGACAGGAGCAGGAGTCGTCGGCGTAACAACTACCGGGGGCTCCACAACAGGCGGCTTTGCGTACTTCAGATCGAAGCAGTCACCCTTTGCTGCAACGAGAGTCGCTCCGTCACCCTTGGCATAGGACGAACCAGTCTGCCAATGGATGGAAGTGATCTTGTTGTGCGGGTAGGCCGCGGCGATCTCAGCAATGGTCTTGCCAAGGAACACGTTCTTGCTACCGACATTCGCAACCGAGGCCTGAGTGACATTGTGATCGGTGATGGAAAGGGAGTTGTAACCACCCAGTCCGTCGCCAGTCAGGTCCACCACGAACCGGAAGAAGATGCCGTTTCCGACAACATCCTTATCGGTCCAGTTGATGCCCGTAAAGCCCTGCAGGTTGCCGTTGGTCGGGTAACCGAACTCCACCGGAGTCTTATCGCCCTGGCTCACAAACGACTTGCCATCTGCAATATCTGCAGGAGCGTGGTCATCTGACTCAGTGTAAGCGCCACCGACGAACGTACACTTCTCGCCTGCAACCGGAGGAGCGACGTAGCAAGCAGCCGAAGCGTCTGTGCTTTGAGTTACACCAGTTGCAGGAAGCACGACGAGCGTCTGAGAAAGCAGGCCAACGACCTTGGTTCCCTTCGGGTACTTCGCATCAAAGCCAGGTCCAACTTTCTGAACGGTGGCAATATACGTACCAGGTCCCGTGTATGCCTTGTTCAAATATACGCGGAAGCCGTCACCCTCGTACCCGTTCGGGTTCTGGGCAGCAGGCCAACTCGTCAGAGGCAGCAATCCAGCAGTGTCACACGTGGGGGGATTGACCGCAAGCGGCCCAACCTCGATTGTGGTAACGGTGCAGGCGGGGGTAGTGAAGACGTTGTAAACCTGACCGGAAGCCGGCCAAGACTCGTCTCCTCCGTTGAGAACACCCTTGGTAACTAGAGCGGTCGTCTTCGCATCATCCGCGTAGAGATCGAACTGGTAAGTCGTCCCACACTTGGTAGCGAAACTGTCGAACTGGTGGACATCCGTGCTGGTGGTCAGACCGTCATGCACGAGTGCCTGGGGGAATTTAGGCTGCAAGTTGAGCGCGCCCTCCCAGATAGCCGCGTGGTACGTCACGACGGGTGCCGTTTTCGTCTCCTGCACCGGCTCCGTGGACACCGGCGTAACCTCTGTGACGGGGTCCGGGGAAGTAGACTTCGGGAGTTCCGAGGGCGTAACGTTCGGCTCGGAAACCGGCTTCTGGGCTTCGACTGGCGTCGTCGACTCGACGGTAGGGGTCTCGGTGACGACCTGAGCCGTATCCGTGGGCGTGCCGACCTCGTCTGCTGTGGCGGGGCCGGCCAGTGCTAAACCCCCGAAACCGAGGGACAGGACTAGTCCTGCTGCTGCAAAGATCTTTTTCATCATTTACTCCTTGTTTGGGTCGTGCCTGAATATTTCGATGGTGTCTGCTCTGTTTAGAAGTACCGGGGGAATTGCGAGGAGTGGTGCTGTCGTTTCGTAAACAACATCTGTTCCAACCGCTAGATGAATCTGAATTGCGTTTATAGTTCCAACTTCGCCATGACCTTCAATATCAACGAAATACGGAACTTCAGAGTCAGCTGCCAGAGCTTTGCGGTATTCACTTTTACCAGATCTTGGTGGACCTGTCAAAATAGTGAAATGGCCTTTTTGTACTGCCGACATCATTTACTCCTTACAGAATGTAGAAACCGTTTTCATCCTGAGGAGGAAGGTTACCGGCTTCAATCAAATTACCGATCAGGTCGGCCAAATCAAATATATCTTGAACGGTCATGTCGTCCATGGTTCCTCCTTAAGTTGAAAGCGAAGGGGGCCAAGCGATTGCTCAGCCCCCAAATATATAGCTAGTTACTCAGCAGCCTTTTTGGCCGCATCGGTAATGTCCTCAAGGACCTCGACTGCCTTGTCGCTGGGTGCGATCTTGATGAGGCCGGCAGCGAGCGTGACAGCTACGACACCTGCACCGATGATCACGGTACGACGGATGATGGTGCCCTTGTTGGCGTTGATGGTGCGGATGAAGTTCTTCATCAGTTTTCTCCTTGTTTGGGTTTTGAATCGAGTAACTCTTGAAGATGCTCTACAAGAGTCGTCATAACTATTTCTTGTGTGTCTAAAACAGATCCAACTAAGAACGCAACTACAACCTGCTGTTCTCGAGTCATTTCGTCATAGACGTCTTGAACGGTTCTTGCTTTAGTCACAATCCGGTTCCTTCACATTCCGGACAGTGGCAGACTTCGAATTCCATGTAGCCGCACGCTTCGCATTTACACGGTCCCCGATCGTCTGGTACCAGATCATTGAAACATCGATCTGTAGTCTTGCCGGGGGAGAGCTCGGAAGCTAATGGCAAGACAAGGCCTCCCATCCGGAGTCAGCGCACTGTTGAACTCGATACTCATCTTGTTCTCAGGAGCGAATCCGACCTGTTCGCCGACAACGGCGTCTTCGAGACCTACCAGGTGATAGAACTCGTTGAGTGACATGTACATCTCACCGTCAATAAGCATTTCGTTGATGTCGTTCTGAGCAGAACGAATCTTCTCCATACTCGAGGTGAAATATCGACGGGTGTAGGTGTCGAGGCAAAGTACGTCTCCGGTACCGATCACAAGAGCGTCTTCGCTAGGCGGAGGATTCTTTTCGATCTGCTTCTTGACTACCTCGGTACGGACCTGATCTTCCTTGGTCTTTCCGAGTGCCTCTACTACCTGCTCTTTGTACTCCTGGAACGCGCCTTCAGTAATTGCGAAAGCACCTACAAGAGCGGCCTGACGCCTCGAGTTGATGCTCTGAGCACCGATGATACAGGCGACCGTTGCAGCTCCAGTTGACAATGCCGGAATATAAAGCGTCCAGTTGAGCTTGACCAGATCCCAATTGGTAAGAAGCTTAGGTTCAGCTCCTCCTGCTTTATATTCCGCCTCCATGTCACTGATGAGGTTGTCGGTTTTACGGACGGCTCTAGGTGTTGCTTTGACCGCCAGTATAGCTGTACTGAAAACTCCAGCTACGGCCAGACCCGTCAGGATGACAGGTGACTTTGTTTGAACGCCTTTTACAGCATTCCTAGCGACGACGGCGAGGGACATAAATTGCCTCCGGCTTTCTAATTGTGTTTACATCATAAAGTACGCGGCCGTTTGCGAATTTACGAATTGCTCTATTCATCCTGCGCCGTTCAAAGAATCTACGCAGGCTGTTTGCGATCGGTTTGCGGAAATATCCCAACCACAGCAAAGCTGCAAGAGGAATAGCGATCGACCACGGGATGTTATCGGGTGTCATTTGTTCTCTCCTTTCAAGAAAGAAAGCCATACCACAGGATTAGTGTGATATGGCTTATTGCAGTTTTGCAGTTGGCGAGATTACTCGGCCGACTCTTCTTCGGGCAGGACCGCGTTGAGGATTGCTCCAGAGATCAGCGTGACCGCGACCGCTGTTGCAACACCGAGAACGATGTTCACGGCAAGCTTGGTGGCGAGGGCTTTGCTGACCTTCTTGAGCTCATCCTTGTTGAGGTCTTTGATGACGGTAGAGGTGGGCATTGTAGTTCCTTTCAAGAGGTATTACTGGTCATTATATGCCCTGTTTTTTGCGCGAGTTATCCGGGGTAACGGAGCTCGATATACTCTTCCGAGAAATCAGCCGAGTCAGTCACGAAGAGCTTTACACCTACGAGCGTGTCATCAACTAAATTGTTATTCCCTCGAGGCATGAGGAACGAGGGGAACGTGTTTACGAACAGGTTAAGGTCAACCATCGGAGTAACCGTGCGATACACAACGTGCAAAGCTGGCTCCCCCTCAGATGCAAACCAAGTATCACCCTGAATATCCAGAGCAGGCTCGATGTAGGGAGTGTCCGGATTGGCCTGAGGAGGCAGTAGTCGATACATCTGCGCTTCCAGTACACCGATCTCTTCGGGCATGATACCCATGTGAATTGCAAGACTCATCAATCTTCTCCTTCTAGGTGGTCTACGATCTTCGCAAACTCGAGGTTGTCATTAAGTGTCCGAAGCATCTCGAAAGCTTCGTTTAGTGCTTTGATTTCATCTTCTTTGCGGATCAGGGCAAATATACTTACACCCAGGGCTGCACTTGCGATGACGATAGCGATTTTATTCATACGCGACCTTTGCAAAGTAAAACCCTAGGCCGTGAGGCTTTCGGGTATTGGATCTTTTAGTTAAACGAGTTTGGATGCTCGGTAGGCGTATGCGGAGGATTCCACAGTCTTAGCGACGGCCTTCAGGAGTCCGGTTGCTACTACAGCAGCGGACAAGAGAATGGTCGCGGCGAAGATGGGGTCTTCTTCGAAACGGGCTTTGAGTTTCTTCATTGGTTTTCCTTTCAAGAGGGTTTCATTATAGGGGTTGTTTTTAATGCGAGGCTTTATGGCATTTGCAATCACAGTCTACGTGTGCGCCTTTATACCCCCGAATATCGTTCTTGCATTCTTCGTGGTTGCCCATAAAGCATTCGTTGGTAAGTGCTTCTCCACTCACGTAGTCACCTCCTCATCCACCTTGAGAGTTGTCAGCTCGAGGTTCGGATAATGGCGCGCGAAGACGGATTCCGGCATGATCAGAAAGCGCGGACGCTCGCTCCAATCCTCGACCAGAATCCAGCCAATGTTCGTGGTGTAAGCCCGCTCATCGACACCTGAAATATGATGCAGGAGATTGGTGTTTTTCTCGGTTACTTTCCAGGCTTTTGTTTCTTGATTAGCCATTACTTTGCTTCCTCTTCCGCGCGAGCGATCTTGAGTTGTTCTTCCCAGTGCTCAACTTCGTCCCAGAAGCCGAGGCCTGTAGCCAGCTTACAAAGCTTCTCGAGCGATTCAATCGAATATCCGGTACTGTTGGTCATCATTTACTCCTTAAGACAAACGGTTTATCAGGATCTTGCTGAGTGTGTTGAGTCCGATTATGATGGCGATTCCAACGATGAGCTTCTCTGCTGCGTGGTCAATTACATACGTGACCTGGGCAGGAATCGGAATATCGTTTGTAGCAGGTTCAGGTGCTGCTTTGGGTTGCTCTTTTACGATGCGAACCTCGAGTTTACGACCAAGCATAGGGTCTCCTTTCAAGAGAAAAATTATAACCTGTGTTAGGTTACTGAAAAATATCTTACGGATTCGAACCGTGACGCCCCACAATGTGCGAGAGTATCTTTCACTATAGGGCTTGTAATTCATGCGAAAAACTATAGGCCTTGTTAGGGCCCAATAGCTTTATTGGATGTTGAACGGGTGATCTTCGGTGACAATTCCGTGAAATGCTTTTTTATTCAAGTTTTGGAGCTTTCGGAGTGAGAGACCAACTACGATCGCGGTTGCGAGGCAGACAGTCCCAAACAGGATAGCTACTTGCGTTGAGGTAAGTTGCGATTCATTCATTGGTTTTCCTTTCAGAGGGGTTCATTATAGGCTATGTTTTCCTTGCGAAAAACTATAACCTTTGTGGAATTACCGTGAGGTTATAGTTGGATGTTAGTTTGCGGGTATAAACCACATGGGGGTGTTTGGTGCAACGACTGTTTCAATGATTTCGGTAACGCCGTACTTGCGTACATCATCGAGGTACGGGTTGGACAACATTTCTTCGTACACCTTTTTAAGTTCGAGATCAGGGGCATGTTTGAGCGACACTGCTGCGTAGGCAATGACCGCTCCTCCAATTGCTGCTCCGGCGTAAAGGGCGTAAAAAGTCAGTTCGTCTTTATGGTTTTTGATGAATGTCTTAAGCATGGGGTTCTCCTTTCAAGAGAAATTAGGGTTCATTATAGGCCGTGTTTTCCTTGCGAAAAAATATAACGTATGTAAAAAGGGAGGACTAGTCGGCTATTAAGCGTTCTAGTCCTCCCTTTTGGGAGTGCTATTGATTGGGTTAGCGGGTATCAGATTTTCTTGATCATACTGTAGCTTTTCGAGGTGACAGCACCGATCGATTCTTTCGAGATCACGAGGAGGATTCCGAGGATGTTCACTCCAGCACTGACCCAAACGTCTTTGCTTACGGCGGTCTTCTTTGGCTTGTTGCCATTGAGGACGTCGTTGAGTTTGACAATTTGGTCTGTGATGCGAGCGTACTCCGCGGAATCGGGATCGTGGGTTTCGAGATCGGCGATTGCGATGTTGATCATCTTTTCAAGGTGAGGGTATTGTTCAGGTGTTTTCTTCAACACGAGGGTCTCCTTTCAAGAGGGGTTCACTATAGCACTTGTTTTTACTGCGAATTACTGATCGTAAGGCTGAATCGGGTTTACAACCTGGATGACACTCTGAGCTGCTTCTACTTTGGCAACACCCTTGTCATCAACCGTGGCAGAGTTGCTAGGCGATACGATGAGTCCATCGGTACGGATCTGCACGCCGAACTCAGTTGCTGCGGCCTTAATAACACCGATCAGCACCAGAATAACCTCGGACCATGTAATCTGATGCGAGATTGCATACGGCAGCACAAGCGCAATAGCTGCACCAGCCAGATCCACGAGGGTCTTTGTAGCTCCCGGCCACTTACCTGGCAGAAGGGACACGAGACCCACCGACACAACGGTCGACAGGAACAGCGCGCTCAGCTGCAGGAAAGTAACCAGGTCGAACGTCTTGACTGCAGAAACCGCGGTGAGGACCACGATAAGCAGACCGAAGATACCTGCGCCATACTTCTTAAGTACAGTGTTCATTCTTTTCTCCTTTGTTTTGTCAAAATATCCCCCCGGGCATTTTTCTAGCCTGTCTGCTTCCAAACGCCAGCCACCTTAACGAAAGGCTGTGCCATGACCCAGACACCGTTCACCTTAACATAAGGAACCGCGTATTTCCACAAGCCACCTACCTTAACCCGCATAGGTGCAATCGTCTTGACCGTGACGGGGGCTGAGTTAACTGAGTACTGACCTGCAGAACCGTTATGCGCATACACGACGTATGTGTAAACGGTACCTGGGATCAAGCCAGTGTCCTGCCTAGAGACGTTGTTCTGGAATGAGACGTCTGTATATGCGCCAGTCATAGAAGATCCTAGCCATCTACGCAGCAAATATCCGTCAATACCTGCACCACCATTGTCGCCCGATCCACCCCAAGTAAGGGTCATGGATGTAGGCATGACATTGCTAGCTACAGGCGTACCAGGCTGGCTCGGAGGTTTTGGAATACGAGGATAGGGACCAATAGATCCGTAATCCGTGCGGTTCCACACAGACCAGCTAAGCGTCTGTGCAACGCTATCAGCGCCTCGGTTACCTGCTCCGTCATGTCCGAGGTTTACACCCCAGGGACCGTCATACCATCGTTGAGCTCCAGCACCTACACCTGAAGGAAGCGTACCACCGTGACCGTTACCACCAGCGCCACCTACAGTAGCTGTCTGGGCGCCGTTGTTATTATTGAACGATCCCGAAGTCCCTCGGTTAATAGCACCAACCCAGTAATAAACGGTTGAATAGTTACCACCTTGATCCTGCGAAACTAGATCAGCGTCGGTGTAGAACTCAGTAGACGGGGATGATACGTTTACACCTACACGTCTAGTTGCCATACGAAGCCTCCTATGGCAAGGTCATGAGATAGATGTCTTTGTCAGCGCCGTCCGTATTAAGTGGGGCTGCAGTACCTGAAGTGATACCTGCAGCCGCCTGGAATGCTGCGTGACCGACTGGAATCAGTCCTTTGACCTGAGCAATGTAATCCCGGGTTCGGTTGATCTCTTGAGCTCCCAGCTTTACCCTGCCAGGATCTCCGGTATTTGGAACGAGGGCATAGCCCGCCGCAGTTGCGTCGTCTCCAACAGCCATTACTTACTCCTTTCCAAAGTAAACTACTCCTATTTTGACGTTCATCAAGGCTCGTCTGCCCAATGGATTGCGTCCGGCACATCTTGCCATACGGTCTGACCTTGAGCAGCCCAAACGCCAGGGGTAATCACCAGACGCGAGGATAGAGTCGGATAGGACTTTTCGCCGGCTGCATCTTGGCTAAAGATCTGCTCAGTGACTCGAACGTTGTTAACGACACTGTCTTGGTTACGCACTTCAAGAATGTCTCCGAGGAAGTAGTCCTTGTCGTACTTATAAGATCCGAACTGCGGGATCTCGCCGTCGAATGCTGTGATGTTGTTGTACTTTTGTAGTTCTTGCAGTCCCTTAGCCGTTAGAAGCGCAGCCAAAGCCGCATCTTCAGTTGGATTGTAAGCAGTAGAAACGTTGCGAGCTGCGGTAATGTCAGTAATCTGGGCCGTAGTAAGAGTTGTACCAACTAGCGCTAGAACCGTGTTGATGTTGACTATGTCCTGAGGAAGTAGTCTTTGCAACTTACTGATCTTAGCGAGCGAATCGTTCTGGAACTGAGTCGTCGTAGTAAGACCCTGAGCCACCTTGATTGATGCCTGCTGAGCAGCAGTAACCGTGTAAACCGGAACTCCACCAGAACCCGCAGTTGTACGATCCGGGAAAGTGATGTCCGACGTAACATAAAGAACATGTCTTGAGAACCCTGCAGTTGCAGGATCGATACTTGGCTCATAGACCTTTTGAGTGCCGTCTGGACTAAAGACGTAGGCCATGTTCTTGTACTGTTTTACAGAAGTCAAATATGACGAGTTCAGCAGGTTGTCAAGCACGGGGGCAAATACCACGGCGGGTAGTGCAGTCTGTCCTGTAGTGCGGTCATTACCAGAATATACATTGAAGAACAGCTGGGAGTTATCCGCATTACGGGTGATTCTAAAGCCGAGGTCATACGTCTGACAAACGGATTTAAGAGCCGAGAGAACGCTTGTAATATCGATGGATACTGTGATAGACGTTGACGGCTCTGCAATAGTATCTGCAGGATATAGATTACCTGCCGCGTAGAAAGGCAACACATCAGCTGCGTCAAGAAGTCCATCGACCATTACGTTCTTAAATATCTGACGAGCTATGGCGGCGGGAAGACCGGTGATAACCCACTTGGGCTCCGCAGTCGTCCCGCCTACCATAGTATCTCGAGCTACACGGTCATCCAGTAGAATTTCAATGGATGACCCTGTCACAATAAGGACTTGAGAGCCGTCACTGTTACTCTTGTCTTCAATAGTCTCAATCGTCATGATTCGATTTGAACGGTTCATGGCTAGCAGCGTGCCCTGTGTGAGCAAGTTGCGGTTTGCGAGCGTCGAATGGATGTTCAGAGTAAGATCCCCGACATCGTTGTAACGCTCGGCCCAAACCACCGAGTCAAAGCTGTCAATGACAGCCGTTCGACGAAGAAGGCCGTCTAGGACATAGAGTTCCAATTAAAGCCCTCCGTACTTGTCTGTGTATGTGATTGTGTATGGAATTGGTGCGCCCGCGATTAGAAGACGTAGCTTGTTAGCCCCGGGGGTAAGTACCAGCCACGGAGATGCAGGAGACACGCCATACAGAATGGATGTCTCAACACCGCCGCGAGTGAGAGTAGCGTACTTGTTACCCTGCGCTGTACTGATCTTCAGAATATCCCCAGCTAGCAAACTAGACGCAAAGTCCAATTCATACTGAGTCGCATCTGCACCTCGTTGATACAGTGCGAAACCAGATATAGGCCGGTTCACATTGAGTGTGAAGAGGAATCCAGTCTCGGATGTACCGATGTAATTTGCGGTTGATTCAGTGGCGTCGGAAACCGAGGTACCACTGATGAGCTCGTTTGTCATGCCGATGAAGTCTGGCAAGAAACAAATAATGGAGATTTTAGAATCGGGGTCCGACGTGAAGCGGGGAGAATCGTTAGACTCCACCCGCCCCACAATCGTAACCACAAGACCGTTGTCTTCATAGAAACGGAGCTCGATGTACTGCTTTGTCATGAACCACTTATAGAGGTTATCGCGCAGAGCCTTAGGTGTGGTCAAGGCCCAATCGGGCGCGAAACCAATATTAAGGATCAGATTGCGAGCATCTCTACGAGCGGATTCATACTCCACGCCGTCTCGGTTGGCGAAGCTTGAAGTAACGATTGTGGCTTTGACAGGGTCAAGACCATCGATACTCTTCAGCGTATAGCCACTCGAAATATCCTGAATGGGGAGAGTTAGAACGGCGCCAGCACTATTTCGGGCTTCCACTTTGGTCAACAACGCCTAGTTCTCCCTTCAAGGTAGACAGCTGGTTCTGTGTTTGACGATAGACTTCCGACGTAGACAGAGCCTTCGGAGAGTTGTTGTTCTGGATGAATGTAACGGACTTCGAATCGGGCGATGGGTTGTTTGCTTCCAACGTGAGTACTGCGTTCCTAGCCTGTTCCTGCAGCGACACAGAGGTCGCAACGTCGTTAGACGTATCAAGAGACAGGCTTGGCGTAGGCAGCATTCCAGGAATGTTCTTAGCTCCAGCCTGAATAGCCGACAGATCAAGGACCGGTCGAATAGTAGGTGTAGAGTCCATGGAATCACTCAGAATATCCCCAGCACCAGCAAGAGAGTTCTTAAGTCCTGCAATTGCAGAATCACCAATACCACCTGCGGCAGCTTCTACCCGGTCGTACTTGTTTTCGATACCAAGAGCAGCACCTTCACCAGTCCACTCACCAAGTCCAGTTGTAACCTTTGATGGAGAGTTGATACCTAGAACCTTCTTGATAGCAGCAGGGATAGCATTAGCAATGCGCTTAGCTGCGTTAACAACTGTGTTGATACCATTGACTAGTCCAGTAGACATACCACCCGTGATAGCATCAGCCAGGTTTAGACCGGCGGCAACCATCTTGGAGCGGTTATCACGTATACCGTTAGCAAGACCATTCACGAATGAAATGATCAGGTTGATACCAGCATTAATAATATCGCCAAGTTTGCTAGATACACCATTAATGAAGTTTACAATAATGTTAATACCCTGCTTAGCAATTTCACCGATGTTGCTGGCAATACCCTTCAGAATGCCGGAAATGATCTGCAGACCAGCCGTAACAAGCGCAGGAAGCAAGATCACCAAGGCATTCACCAACGATATGATGATAGTTGTTGCTACTTCGACAATCTTTGGTACAACCTGTTGAACTGCATCAAGCATTGCCAGAAGCAAAGCCACAAATGCATTAACCAAGTCAGGTGCTTTTTGACCAATGACTACTACCATAGACACAATAGCTTCACCAATGGCAGCACCCAATGCGGGAAGCTGCTGCATGAAAGCTGTAAGCATCTGAGTAAATAGCAAGATCCCAGCGCCACCAATACCGACAAGCAAGCCGATACCAACTGCTAGTAGCCCAACACCTTCAGCTGCCAGGAATACACCCGTTCCGATCAGGAGGATTGCTGCTCCAAGGAGCAAGAAACCGACCGAAGCCGGAATCAGCAATATACCCATAACCGCAAGAATGCCAAGTCCAGCAGACAGCACGGTCATGACCTTTCCGATGCCTTCCCAAGGGATAGCAGCGAGAATAGCCAAAGCCGGAGCCAGGATTGCAATAGCCAAGGCTACAGCCACGATAGCAGCAGCACCAAGCAAAGCAACAGGACCTGTGAATCCAAGTAGCAGAATGATTCCCGTAAGCACCACAAGTACCGCAGTTAGAGCCACGATACCGGAGATGATGTTTGGGATGGGTAGTGCACCAAGCAACGCCACAGCACCAATGAGCGGTACCAGAGACAGAGCAATAGCACTAATAGCAACGGCTCCAAGCAAAGCCTGTGGTCCTGCGAAGCCAAGAAGCAGAACTGCTCCCGTGATTGCAGCAAGCATTACAACGAGCCCAGCCATACCAGCGATCAGGTTTACCAAAGGCAAAGCACCAAGCGCGGCTACAGCACCCGTGAGGATAGCTAAAGCCGGAGCAATGATAGCAATAGCCCCAGCACCAAATAGCACCTTTGGTCCCATATCACCCAGTAGCTGCAAAGTACCGACAAGAGCGGCCAATACAATGACCAAAGCAAGCATACCTTGAATAAGGTTGTTTACCGGAAGGGCACCGAGAATAGCAATTACTCCTGCAAGTAGAGCCAAAGCCGGCGCCATAATAGCGATAGCTCCAGCCGCAGCAAGGATGTTTGGTCCTATCTTAGCCATCAAGTTCAAAGCACCAACCAAAGCACCAAGAACCACGACCAAGGCAAGAACACCTTGAATAAGGTTAGGTAGAGGGATAGCACCAAGAATAGCAATAGCTATAGCCAACACGAGAATTGCGCCTGCGATAACCTGCATAGCAGAAGCAATAGCAAGAGCCGTAAAGACACCCTTTTGGCCGCCGAGCTTACTGAAAGCCTCGAACATCAGAAGAAGTTCCTTCATCAGACCACCAATAGCCGCCAATGCCAGACCCAGCTTAGCCGGATCGACAAGACTAAGCGCGACAGCCGAAGCTGCGAGCAACGCTACAGCAATAGCAATCTGAGTAAGAGTCTTTGCGTTGGTGTTCATCTCAAGCGCCTTGAGATTTGTTCTCAGAGATCCAAATATGAGGTTGAACTTAGTAACAAAGGACAGCTTGTTACCCTGCAGGATACCACCCAGGTTTCCAAAGAAACCGTTTAGAGCTGCAAGGAAACCTGCAAACAGACCGGTGTTGATGGCTTTGATAGCGTCATCAAACTTAAGACCGCTTAGAGCAGCCTTAACCTTAGTAACCGCAGTAGAAATACCCTCGCCAATACCTTCAAATATAGGCTGGAGGAAGCCCCATACGGCCTTGGCGACCGTAACAACACCATTCCAGAAACCCTGGAAGAACGCTGCCAACTCGAAGAGACCCTGGAAACGATCTTTTACCTTATCAACAAAGTTTCCTACATTGTCGCCACCCTCTTTAAGATGGGTAAGCGTCTCAATACCGTCTCCGATAATACCGAAGAAAGTCTTAAGAATTCCAATAGGAACAGCGATGATAGCTGCAAGCCCCTTGAAGAAAGTCTGGAAGACAGTACCCTTACGGATTGCGTCATCCAACTTTACAAGGAAATCTCCAACTCGAGCTGCGATCTCAAGGAAAGCATCTGAGCCTTCAGCGGTATATCCGAACAGCTGAGCAAAAGCACTAATTAGAGCACCAACAGCTTGCCCGACAATATCAAATACCGCGAAGACACCCTTAAAAACTCGTGACAGCTGCTCAGCAGTTGCGGTAGTAGGAATAAGAGCTTCTGAGAAGTCTCTCAAGAACTGAGCTACCGATTCAAATTGCTTAGCAGTTACCGGCGGGAAAATATCCCCGAAGGCATCTCGAATCAAAACACCAATTTGCTTAACCGCATTGAAGACGTTAGCCATCGCATCAGCAACACCTTGAGCAATGATCAGCAATCCGTCAAACTGCAAACCATTAGCTACGTCAACGCTACCGGCAGAGAACAGTCCAAACAAGGTACCGAACTGGCTAAGCACTGGCGCAAGAGCATCATGAATGCGGTCGAACATGGGACCAAGAGCGTTGAAGATATCGCGCATACCCAAGAAATAGGGGGAAGCTACATCTGCACCGATTCGAGCCAATGCCGCGTGCATGTTGGCAAGAGCACCTGTAAAGGTTTCGTTTGCCTTAGCTGCGTTAGCACCGAATGCTTCGTTCATAGCATCCGAGAACTGCTGGAAGCTAATATCACCAGTCGAGACTAGATCTCGAATCTCCTCTTCAGATTTACCAAGGGACTTACCCAGGGTAGCTGCGGCATTGACGCCATAGGAAGACAGCTGCGTCAGCTGCTGACCCATAAGTCGGCCGTTACCAGCAATGGTTTCGAAGATTTGCGCGATGCTAGAATATCCAGAACCAGTCTGCGCAGCAACACCTGCGACCGAGCGAAGAACCGTCTCAAGTCCATTACCAGCTGTAATACCAGAGGCACCAAACTGGGCAGCTGCAGTAGCAGCATCATCAAGACCAAACGCGGTTCCGCGCACAGCACCAAGCGCTGCGTCCATCGTTGCTTGGATATCAAGACCAAGACCCTGGAATTGAAACTTAGCCTGCTGAAGCGCTAGAGCTCTTTTTGCACCACCATTGACAAGAGGGTCGATTAGACCTGCAGCGATGTTTTTGCCCGCGTCAAGCGCTCCTGTAACCAGATAGTTAATAGCTGATAGTCCAACAGCACCAAGGACAGAGAACTTACTCGAGATGTTCTGGAGAGCGGATTCCATGTTCTGCAAAGAGAACCGGTTACTCGCCGCCTGAACAGCATCGATACCCGAGGTAGCGCCATCGAGCTTAAGGCTGTCTTTAAGACCTGCAATGCTCTTCGTGGTCTGATCCACGCCTTGTTCGAACTGAGCATTGTTGAACTGCATGTTTACGACGCGATCATCGATACTACTCATGCTGATTGCACCGCCTTCCATACAGCATCTGAGATGTCATCAAACACGCCTTTAGTGGCAGGGTTGATGAAGTCTACACCTTGAACATAACCGCCTGTTCCGGTTCCATGACCGTACTGAAGCATGATGACGATCGGAGTTCCTTGTCGATCCTTATTACTGTTGAGCCATGAGATGGAGTAACCGCCGCCAGAGTTTTCTACTGTGTAGTACCAGCTGGCGGCGGTTAGACCTGTTTCGGAAGGTGTTGCGTTGGCAAGAGCATCTACGCCCATTTGACCGTAGAAGTTCAGCACATCGAAGATAGAGCCTGCTTTCATTTCCTTAAGGAAACGGTCAAGGTTGTTAGTGTCGCCACTACTCCTAATCGATATGATGCCCACATTCACCTCCCATTTTGATTATTACTGCTCGGGTTCAGTCGGAACCAATTCCATGCGAGCTTCGATCGAGTCCGTTGCGATTACCTGACGGTCCATATCGCTCGTGGTCGAAAAGAAGTAAGTCAGACCGATGTGAGTTCCGTCCACGAGGACACCATGCGAGAGCAGCTCTGCCGCCACCTCAGGTGATCCGTCGTTGTCAATTCGGATGTACTTTGTTTTAAGACGCCAAAGATCCATTAATACCCCTTAATTAAGAATGACGAATAGTCCACGCCATCCAAAGATACCCATGTTGGTGTACCTGAGTTTGGTAGGATGTTTCCGCCGTTTTGTACGTCCAGCCGCATTCCGACGTCAGTGCCAATAGATGCAAAGATTTCGTTATACCGCGGACGAATTTGAGATGATATACCCAGAGCCATATGGTTACCCATAATACCTCCGGTCCAAAGACCAAACAAGAAAACTTGTCGATCGGGAGTTACCGAGTAACCTGGATTACGCCAATTACTACCGTAGCCAACCCAACTGTTAGCTCCATTAATTCCAATGAATGGTATTTTATTTGGATCAACTAGAGAGACTTGACTGAGAACCACGGTTTGTCCAACAGCCAAGGACTGACTCATGTTAAACTGTTTGGTTCCAGTCAAAGGAGTAATCGAGTTCGTTCCGAACCTAAAAGCACGTACAGAAACACCCGGACTGACTACAAGATGATGTGAAGCACCTGGATAGTTAAAAGGCATATCCGTCAAAGTGCCCATTACTGCGTTGGCCGTGTAGGCCGCGGTAGCAACGATCATTCCCTCAAATATCACTACACCATCAGGGTCAATTGTATATCCTGGTGGGTGTGCAGTTGGGGCGCCGGAATATCGAGCGCCCGTGTAAGCAGCCCATCCCGATCCAAGATATGGAACAAGTGACTTGAACGTAGCAAGGCCAAGATCCACCGCACTTTTCGCTCTGAACCTGATATTGTTTAGGCTAAACCAGGTAGCTACAGTTCCACCATTGTAACGAATATAACCGTCAGTACCTACAAAGATTGTAACAAGCGAGTTCCCGTTAAGGATATTGTACTCTTGTTCGTAGGATGGTCGCATTCCAACAGGAAGCTGAGCGATGATTGATCCAGCCAGCGGCGCAGAATTCAAAGTCTGAATAAGACCATGAAGTCGGACTACGCCATATCGACTCATCGTGGTATGTATTTGACCAGCAAATGAGCTTAGTTTACCGTTAGCTAAATAAGCACCGACTTGATATCTTGGAGCCCCGTATGAATCATTGAGTTCATTGATGTCATTATATAGTGCCCAGCCGTTTTGCAGATCAATGGGAATCTGCTTAGCATACTTAGCAAATGCTGGATATGCCCGATCAACAAACCAAGTGGCCGAACCATCTTGACCGATGCGACTGACGATGACAACTACACCAGGTTCGATCTTATAGTCATGCGGATCGATAAATGCAGTCTTAGTTCCACTATCGCCCTGATTAGCATCCAAGATAACTGGAGCGGTATTACCTGAGCCGCTCCAAGTTGGATCGATAATACCCGAAAATGTCTGACGGGCGGCAAACAAACCAAGGGGGGTAACTGCACGGGACGCATCAAGCGCTGATACAGTTTCAGCTTGAGTTGCAAGCTCGACCAAACCACGACGATCAGTAGTGGCCGTAAGAGCCGCGAGACCCGACGGAGTTACTGCTCGAGTGGTATCGCTACCAGCAATAGTTTCAACCGAAGTTGCAAGCTCTACAAGACCTGAAACGTCAACAGTAGCAGCGATGGGATAAACAATACCCGCATCGTACGTACTACCATCATGGCGAGTAAGGATCAATCGACCGGAACTGTTAACCGTTCCAGAAACGATGGTGCCGTTCTCAATGGCGAGCATACGCTCTTTAGTGAATACCTGAACGGTTGCCACATCGTCTCCTTATCTTATAGTGAGCTGAGTTGAAAAGTATCTTCGCTTATTTGAATAACCGTAGGCCACGTCAGTTCAGCAGTATCGCTAGTAACCATGTGGACAGCCTCATCTGGACCGCTAATTGTAGCCGTTCCATCACCGTTGTCGGTAACTTTAAATATAGCTGTTGCTTCAAAGAGCGCAAGCACCTCAAGAATTGAAGGGAAATGCGAAGGTGTAGTCTCGGTACCGTACAAGAGATTCTCAAGTGCGAGCATGGTAGAGGTATAAGCCTTTGTAGAATCCACAAAAATATGAGATGTGGGTCTTGCCCCTGGAACGTAAGCTGGAGTGGTAGAGAGATCCCAGTTAAAGGTCTCGGCGTCTACATCTCCATTAAGACTAGCATGATCTTTTGATGCTGGTTTCAAATATCCATTGTAGACCAGATGTAGAAGGTACCCCCGAGCAGTACCCTCCACATCTGAACCAAGCAAACTCCGATATGAGAGATTGAATGGTGGTCTAAATTGCCCGCTAAAAGCCGGCTGTGCAAACCCATCATAGGGTAACATCTCATCAGGATACGTGTATGCCTCTATCGATGCTGAGAAAGTTCCAAGATCAACTTGATTTACCTTCTTTTGACCATCAATATAAAGAACCGTTTGACTGTCGTTATCATCCGTTTCTTTTATAGACAACAACCCATTCCAAGGAACACCGATGCCTGATTTGGGATAGAACACTCCACGGTCCAGGCCGGTTTCAAAATATCGAGAACCAGCCAGATCCCACTGAAGTCTCATGCTAGCTCCCAAATATAGATACGATCTCCGCCATTGTAGGCATCCGAGGATCTACCCCTAGAGAGCCATACAGAATGTTTTCAACAGCAGTGATATGTGCCAAAGTGGCAAGAGTCGAATTGATAACCAAATGAGCAGATGGCTTGAAGCCCGTAATAACCGGCGGAACTGTAGTAACAGCCCAACTCAAGGTCAAAGGCTCAACATTATCACCGATTGTACTACGGTCTCGATCAGCGGGCTTTGCAAGAGCATTGTATACTAGGTGTAGCTTATACCCATGGTTTTCTGCTTCTACATCGTTACCTATGAGAGTGCGATACGAAAAGCCAAACTGCTTACGAGGCTGCTGAGTAATGAAAAGTCCAGCATAGATGCTAGAAGTACCATCGCACGGCCCAAACTCCGCCGGGGCAGAAAAGGCTTCAATGGTTGCATTAAACTCTTCAGCACTTGAGATTTGAAGGAATTTGATTCCATCCAAATAGTAGGCTTCCGGTTCTCCGCCTGACGGTGCCTCTTTCACCGATGTCAAGCCGTTCCACGGTACGCCCGCAGCTGCGTTTGGGGGAAACAGAACACCCCGATCTACACCGGTCTCAAAATTGCGAGTACCAGTTGCACCCCAAACTAGCCTCGTCATTTGTTAACCCTTCGTATTGAATTTAGCCTTACGTTCTGCGTTCAGATCTCGCTGCAGCTGTGCAGCTTCCTTCTTAGGCATCATCTTTTTCTTAGGATCGTTCTTGATGTTCACAACTCGAATGAGCGTAAGCAAACGATTAAGATGCCAGTCCTGAACTTGAAAATCTATTTGCAACGCAACGAGCCAGTAATAGATAATCTCGGCGGTTACTACCTCACCTGAGTTACCTTTAGGCGCGTTGGGATTGTCATTAAACCAGGTAGCTGTCATCTTTCGATTGATGTAGGCACCTACCTCGTCGATTACTGGGTCCGGAATGTACGCGTAAACCTCCGGGGGAATTTCCTCGGAAAGCGTCATGCATCGGATGTAATCTAAAGTCTCTTCTGTGGTTCGCGCTTCCTTACCAAGGAATGGCTTTTCCCACTTTTGCTCCCATTTTGACAGGGAGACAAGAGAGTGCTCTAACGTGATCTTGGTCTCTTGCGTGTAGATGAAACGATTAGTCTCATCATTGAAGAGTTCCTGTTGTGGGATCGTAATCGTGAGCACTCTCTTGCCTCCTTTCATTCTGTCAGGATCTAGACGAAGTCGTAGAACCAGGTGTTGTCGGTCAGATCCGGGAAGGAGTAACCGTTTGCGGGCTCTGCACGAACCAGCGTGTCCTTCGTAAGGACCTTAGCGCCCGGCGTGTACAGCACACCAGTCTCGTCGTTGTAGTAGTTGACACCAACAACGGTCGGGATGGTAAGCGTGTGCGTACCAGACACGTAAGCCGGCTGGGTCGGAGTAACTTCGTTAACCGTACCGCTGAAGAACGCAAGAACTGCAGCGGGAGACGGAAGGTAAGCATCCTGCCCAACAGAACCGTAAATTGCCTGCTCGAGCGCTGCAAGACCAGCCGGGTCGACCTTCGTCGAATCGATGATGATGATTGCAGACGGCTTGAGACCGGGAACAGGAATCGGCGTAGTCGTGAACTTCCACGAGAACGTGATCGCGTCAGGCGAGTCGTTGACGGTCGCGTAAGCCTTCTCGGAAGGAGCAGCAAGTGCACCCCACACAAGATGGATCTTGTAACCGTAGTCCTGGCCCTCAACATCGTTACCGACGAGCGTCTGGTACGAAAGACCAAACGTACGGCGAGACTGCTGACCGACGGAAACACCCGGGCTCGGAGTTGCGGTGCCATCGCACTGGGCAAACTCGTCGGGGTATGTGTAGGCCTCGATCGTGCCGGCGAACTCTTCCGCTGAGACCAGGCTCAGGTAGTTGATGTTGTCGGCGTACTTTTTGGTGACTTCAGCGCCAGAAGGCGACTCGGTAACAGTCGTAAGACCGTTCCAAGCTACACCCTCAACGTATGCACCAGTATTGTCCGGGAGGTACAGAACCCCATGACTAACACCGGTCTCGTACTCGCGCTCACCAGTCTGATCCCAAAGGAGCTGAGACATATAACTTCCTTTCTAGAAGTATAGTGAGTAAATATCGTGATAAAGTTCATCTGTTTGAAACTGACGCAGAAATGTGGTCATTTTCAAAGCGGCAACTTTGTCGGGAATGGGGCTATCAGGATCGTCTGTAATAACAGTGACCTGATAACGATTGGTGTGTGAATATGGAGCGTTGTTGGCGAATATACTCCGAGTGTCATCCCGTGCATAGATGATGCAAGGGTAAGTAAGTTTCAATTTTGGTTTAGGCTTGAAATATACTTTTAGTTTCTGCTCAGGGAGTTCCCCCATCAAAGTTTCCAGAACGGTCTGGAGCCGATGCCTTGGGCCCATTGTACACACCTCCTAACGTAAGATTGAGTCTTCGATCGACAACCTCAACAGTCGAAACTGTCCAAAGCGTGCCCATCCAAGTTACGTATCGAATGTTAGCAAAATGCATGTTTGCATAGGCATCCGCAACAATACTTAGTGTGTTCCCGACAGTGATCTCATTAGTAGCAGTATCACCTGGATTCAAACGACGATTGTTGCGAAGGACGTCACCATAGGCATTACGCTCTACGATGACGTCCTTCCACACACCAGGCGAAGTTTCTACTTGAGCAGGCTCAGCATAACCGAGCTGTCCGAAGAACTTAGCCATGGATTACTTCTTGTTACGCGGTACGAGTGAACGTCCAGTCGCGGTCGCTGTCGTGCTGGATTCCGTAGTTCGGAGCCGGAACGGCCTCGATGTCGAAAGTAGCGTTGACGGCGATAGCAGGCTGTGCACCCGAGTTCAGGACTGCGCCAGTGTTCGCGTTCTTGTAGATCACGCCAGTAACGGCCGGGATCGTGACAACACCAGTGCCGTTGACGAAGGTCGGAGCCTGAGCAACGACCACGTGGTCAGCGTTGATGACGAACGTGACAGCCGACTTCGGCTTGGTCAGCGCACCGGAGATGCGAGTCTCCAGCAGGTACTTCTGCTGGTTGTAGTCGATGTCGAAGAAGTCGAAGAGGTTGATCTCTCCACCAGCGTCAGCACCAACGGTGTAGTCCGCGAGGTTAACCGCGATACCAATGATGTCGGCGTTGTCCTCCATGACCTCGACGGTCACGATGTCGGCGACGGTCAGGGCAGCTGCGAGCTCTGCCTTGGTTGCGTACAGACGACGACCCAGGGTGTCCTTCACCAGGATGAGCTTCGTGAAGACAGCACGAGTGGTGTAGAAGGTGGGGGTACCGGTACCCTTGTAGTTGTTCAGACCCACAACAACAGCATCGATCAGGTCGTTCGGCGCGAGGGTCGAGGACAGCGGAACGGTGGTGTTGTACATGTCGACGTCGTACGCGATCGGGCGGACGGAGTCCTCGTCGATCTTGTCGTCGTCGTCGGACTCGCGGTTGTCACCAACGAGGATGGCACGCGCGATTTCCTCGTCGAGCATGACGCGCATCTCAGCCTGAATCCAGACCAGGATGTTGACCTCGGTGATGTCGATGATGTCATCGCGGTCGAGCTTCTGCTTCTTGTAGACCGTGGTCGGCGTGGTGATGCGACGCAGGAGCTTGATGACCTCGTCCTTCTTGAGGTTACCCTTGACGTAACCCTTCGCACGAGCCTCATCTGCCGTCAGGTCAGCCGAGAACGACTTGATCCGAGCAAACGGGCTGTGGTGGGTACCATCGAGAACGTTCTGCACCCACTCCATACGACGGGAGACATAGGTGATGCCGTTCTGGTCCAGCTTGGCGTCGGGGAACAGCAGGTCGATGTTCTCGATGCCGTAGTCCGCCGCGTGAGCGAGGAACGACTGCTTGAGCGAACCGAACTTCGGGCCGTCATCGAGGATGGTCTGAAGCTGAGCCGAGGTGAGCTTCGGACGCTGGGCGCCGTGTGCCAGCGTGTCCCCGTTCTGCTCGAAGGCGTTGCGCATGTTTTTGATTCCTTCCTGAATCGTTTCGTCGACGTGAGCAAGGAACTCTTCGTCATCAAGTACTGCGGAGTGTGCTACGGTGCTGCTCGAAGTGGCCTCTTCAACGGCGGCGCCGATGACGTACTCCACAACTTCGGTCTGCTTCGGGGTGAGAGTCTTGAGAATGTCTTCGACAGTCTCGTTCTCATCCGTTACAACAGTGGACTCGTGCTGAAGCTTCTGCTCCTGCTCGTCGTCCGTCTTGGTGGTGATCTTGTCTCCCACAATTTCTCCTTCGGGACTTTCGTGCTGGAGCTCTTCTCCAGTGAAAATTACTGCTTCGTCTTCGATGACATCATAGGTTCCGTCACCGTGTGCTAGACTGACATTGTCAATCTTGGCTTCCATGTTTGCGCCCTGCATTACGAGACTTACTTCCGTAATGTCACCATGCTGGACCAAAGAACCAAGCTGCTGAAGGTTCTTAGCAAAGATAGAGAGGCTCTCAATGTCACCGTTCTGAACGAGCTGCTTGCCCATCTGACCAGACTCGGTGTCATTAAAGAATCCATAAGTGTAGATGCTGCCATCTCGGTTCTCGAGAATAGCGTGACCAAGAACATTGTCGAGGTTATCATGACGATGCTTCCAAACTAGCGGGACGGTAAATTTGTCCTGGTGCTTGAAAGCGTCGGGCATGATAGTCCGTCCATCGCTGCACTTGATACCACTCTTAGTTGCCCATCCACTAAAATCTGCTTCCATTTTGACTCTTACTCCTTTCGTGCTAGAGATGGTAATAGTGCTTTAGACTTTTATGCTTCTTGCTAGATTTGCGTTTAGCCTTTGCTTTTCCGCGAGCTTTCTTCTTTGGCGGTGGTTTGACATAGCCCGCAACCTGATCGTGGATGTTCTGCTTTTCAGTATCCGCAATGTTTTGGTATTTAGCTTGCAAGTCATCCATTGCTTTAGAATAGGCTTCGCGCGCAGACTTTACTGCATCCGAGAGTTCGTTTGAAATTCGTGCACGGTCTCTCGCGGCTTGACCAGCGGCGTTGTTATACTTGTCGCCAGATTCTTTAGCAGCTCTAGCTTTGATCTGACGATTCTGTTGCTCGATAAATGCACGCTGTTTAGGCGTAGCATCGGCAGGTATTGGATTTAGTTTGACAGCTGTATTAGCTGCCACAAGACCCTTTACAATGTCATCGAGTGTAGAATTGATTTGATCAACTGCAGCTTGGGCTTTCGCAACGAGCGCCTCAAGTTTAGCCTTTTGAGCTTCTTGAGATGATGTTAGCTCAGCCTTTTTAGCTTTAGAGATGCTATCCCTAGCAACCGCATAAGTATCTCTTTGCTCCTTAGAAGTAAGAGCCGAACGCGCATTCTTATCAGCCAACTGCTTAGTACGCTCGTAATATTCATGAGCTTTTACTGGATCGTAGTAGGGAGATGAATAATGCGCTAAACTTTGCTCGTCATACGTCGGAGTGTCATCCATTACTTACCCGATCCGATTTTCTTAATCTTGGCTTCCAGTTGAACCATTGCGTTCTCAAAGATTGCGTTCTGTTCATCTGAAATATCCGGACTGGGGGTTGGTCCTGCAGTAATGGCCTGCTGTTCACCACCTGGACGAATTGGGGTTGATGGAATCTCACCCAAATCTGTAGAGCTGGGTGCAGGAACGCCTGCCTGAATCGGAAGATTCTTGTTCAGGAGCTTATCCGCATTCGGGTCACTAGAAGGCTTAAAGCCAAGCAATCCGCGGAATTCGTTCGAGGACAGAATCTCGTTTCGAGTGAGTTTATCCGCAAGCTCCGCAAGATCCTGGATAGCCAGAAGCTTGAAGGGATCACGGTAGTACTCAATCGACTGACCCTGGGCACGAGCGGTCTTGGTAAGGAAAGACGATTTCATAGACTCGGTAATTGCACCGAGAATAGGCTCAATTGTACGATTGTAGTAATTAAGCAGCGTCTTTTCATCGGCAGTACCGTTGAACACCGACTCGGCAAGACCCAGTTGAGAATATAGCATTCCGGTCAAGAACTGCACCTGTGCAAGCATGTTGTTCTCAACAGGACGGTTCAGCTGAGTAATCTTTTCAGTAGCATCCGTGTAGGCTACTCCGTACTTAGATCCCTTAAGCTGATTCTCAATATCCCGAGCACGCTCTTCAGCCTGATCCTTACGTGTCTCGTTCTTGACAGCATATGGAAGCTGAATGATCAGGTCGAGCTTACCCGAACTCGCCGCTTCGTCGATTGAGTCAAGAAGACTAAGCTTCCGAAGCAATCGCTGATACGTTGAGTTGGGCTCGTTCATTACCGAATATAGCGGGTTCTCAACAATAGCCACAACGTCTTTTGGCATTGTAATCTCTTCTTTGACACCCTTTATGTCATTGTAGACCCGGAGGCGAACATGGCGGGGGTACCAATTGATGATCTCACCTACACGCAATGTGAAAATATCGTATGTACCGGAGAGAAGCGGAGTATCCGAAGTATCAATCGGAACGATAGCAATGTATCCCTTGTCAAAGAGAGTCATTGCTACATCCTGACGGAAAGCTCGAGCACCCTGGTCAATATTTGCTTTAAGCGTCAAGCAGTTGTTAAGGCCGCTCTTTGCATCGCGCAGATAGTGCTTGTTCTCATCCAAATATACGTGGTTCATGTTGATTGCAGCCACGTCGATTCCAACGCGAGTGTAGATGGAAGTAATGATAGAACGATCATTACTAACAGCCATTCGGTTACGACCAGGACTAGCGCCAGAGTTTACAGACCCACCAAATCCCATTCGGGTTGGACCCTGAACAGGCTGATCCATAAACGCATTCCAAGCGTGTGCCAGTTGTTTAACTCCGTTTGCGGCTCTATCAAATAGTGATGCCACTACATGTCACCTCCTTTCGAGATTCGAATTGAAAGTTATTTGACGACATACTTCCCATTCTTAAGGATAAGTTTAATGACCTCGTGACCGGTGTCAATTGACTTAACGCCTTTAATGGTGTTGTATCCGCGATTTACAATTTCAGGATGCGCAAGTAAATAACGGCCGCCGTATTTGACAGTTGCGTAACCAGCAACTAAAATTCCTGCACCGATTAAATCCTTCTTAAGCGAGTATTCTTTCTTTGGGGCCAAACGGTTGTTATAATCTTTCCGAATAGCACTAGCTTTGGTAAAAGAATTCTGGCGGTTAGCACGATCGATCTTTGCTTGGTTTGCCGATTCAATTTCAGCTTTATGCCGACCCCAGTGCATACCAAGAACACCATGATGAGCCAAAGAATCATCTTCAGGATCAAACTGATTCAGAGCTCGCTCGATGTAATTAATAACCTCTGCTGGATCTAATTCATCGTGTTTAATTGAAGAGACAGGAATGTTAAGTTCCATAGATGTTAATCCACCCCAAATATCATCAGCTGGACTAAGAATCTCAGTTGTCTTAAAACCCATTTTTTCATAAATATGCAAAGCGTCCGGTGATTCACCGGGAACTTCAAGCGTTAACTTAGAAATGCCTTTGTCGCGCGCATAATCAATAACACCTGAAACTGCAGCCGAAGCATACCCATTCCCACGATGAGCTTTCTTAACGCCCAACCAAACAAGATTTAGAGAATCAGGAGTATCTTGATTGAAAGCGGCTTCTCCAACTTTTTCACCCTTGGCGTTTTTAAGAGTGAAGCTATGATACTGCTTAACTCTTTCCGCATAACCAGGACTTAGTTTAGAAAGAAGCTTGGGTATGCCAGATGTTGCATCTCGAGACACCACAAGCGTTCCGCCACCTTTTAGCTTCTTGGTAAAGGTTGGTCGAGGTTCTTCTTTACGATCGCCCCAGTGCATACCAAGAACACCGTAGTGAGCAAGGGTCTTATTCAAATATGACATTCTACTCCCTACTCAAAGGCGGCCTTGTTAGCTTTATAAGCTACGTATGCATCCAGGAGGGCTGCCACGTTATCAATTTTGGCTTCTTGACGCTTTTTGTAAAGCTTACGGTTACCATTGGTGTCTTCCATGGTTACAGCGTTACCCATAGCGAACATCATAAGTGCCTCATCAAATATAAGCATGCGAGTTTTAGACGTCAAAGTCTCTTCACTCAAATGCTTAAGTTCACCAAGAGGAACAGACTCGGTTCGAGCTCCCTGAATGACTTTCTCTATGCCAAAGGGACCATTCATAGCTTCCCATCGCTTTACAAATTCGGCAGCATTGTAAGGGTCATACCCAAACGCACGCACGTCGTACTTGAAAGTTTCAATGTGATGCTCGAGGTCATCGTAAACTTCCATCATGTCAAGGTTGATACCCTGCAAAACGTGAAGTGTACCTTCGTTCAAGAACTCTTCATACTTAGCTCGCATAGCACCAGGAAGTTTGTCCATAGTGTTTTGCGAGATGTAGCTGCGAGTCTTGATTCCAAAGGAACCGTCGCTCATTGGGAAGAGGAATGTGAAAGCTGTAAAGTCATCACCTTGCGAAAGGTCCGCACCCATAGCGCACATCATACCGGCGAAACGCTGATCACGATGTGGAACTACAGGAATCGTCTCTTCATAAGTGAAGAAGTAAGTGAAGCCTTCCATTGGAATGCCAAAACGCTTGGCTAGGATGTCATTACGAACCGAAGGGTTAATCACGGCACGCTCAACATCCTGCGCATACACTTCATAAGGTACTGTAATACCTAGGTTAGGATTAGCCTTAAGCCACATGCTTTCATCCGCTACTTCTTCGATAGAATCGAGTTTGTAGTGGAAGATTGAAATGTGAGGAGCAGCTGGACCTTCGCCGCGAAGTATAGTAGCAAGTTCCATTTTGATTGTATCGCCAGCACCGTTTCGTACGGTACCTTCAGAGCTGATAGCGACAATCAGATAGTCATCCAGCTTTGACGCACCCTGCTCAATTGCGCCGATTACGTCTTCACGGACGTCGCCGGAAAGCCATTCGTCAACGGTAGAGATCTTAGGGCGTAGACCTTGCAGCTTGTTGATCGACATCGGTCGAATTTCAAGAAGTGAGTCGGTTACGAAGTTCTGGATTCCCTTTTTAGTGGAGGCCAAGTGCTGACGAGCGGCGCGGTTGCCTGTCGTGTTCTGCAATGACCCGAGAGTCAAGAACTTAAACAGTGGACCTTGTGCTCGAGTGATTGCCGTTCTAAACGGAGACATCACTTCTTCGGCTTGTTTCATCGTAGGCGCAGTTGTGATCTGATGAGTTGTTGAAGTATCGATGTTAAGGAAGTAAGCTTGAATGAAGTAAGCATACATCGACTTAGCAGCGCCTCGAGCAACAATCAGATACTGCTTAACGGTCAAACGCTTCTTGATCAGTTTTGTTTCGTGATGTCCGCCGTGATTGTCCTTTGATGGAACGTACACGGTTCTTTCAACGAAGTAAAACCAAGCAAGAAGCTGTTCTGCCCAAAGCTTAAACGATTCAAGCATGTGAAGCTTGTTACCGTCAGTAAGCGTAAGTTCGGTTTCACAATACGAAATAAAACCATCAATGGCTCTGTCATCGTAATAATAGAAAGGGTTGGCGATGAGCTCTTCAATGCGGTTCATCTCCATAGCAATTTCCTTGTTTACAGGAATATCGCCGCGGAGGACTGCATCGCGGAAAGCTGCAAAATACTTTGGTGTAGCTGTGTTTGATAGGGCCATCGCCAACCTCCTTTCTAAAGGTTCTTCATGATTACCATTGCCGCTTTCACACCATACTTGTTGAGGATGGTGGCGCCCCTAGCTACGGCTTTTTGGCCGACAGGGGTCCGCAAAAGAGCTGCGGCCGCCGTAACAGTAGTTCCAACACCGATAAGAACTTTAACCGCATCATTGCCTTTTTTGATTTTGGCAATAGCGGTCTTGTCAGTCTTCAGCTTGGAATATTGCTGTTCAAGCTGCAAACGCTCATTAAGTTTTCTAAGATCTGCGTTCGAAAGGTTGCGAGAGCCCTGTCGATTGAGCTCACGTGCCTGTGCGTGATCCGGGTGCGGGGGAGCTTTAATTTTTTTGCTTCGTGAGATATCATCCTTACGACGACCCCAGTGCATTCCTAGAACACCGTAGTGCGAAAGAGTCTTTCCAAATGTCGGCATGTCGCCTCCTTTCTATGCTGCGATCATTAGGTCTACGCCGTACCATGCAGAACTAGTTCCTGTATCTGAACCACCGCTAAGTGCCGGTGCTCCATAGTTGTATCTAGAACCAGGCACAGCACTTTGAAGTGGGGCTACCGTTTTGGCTGCGGCTAGAACTCCAGAAACTGCGGGGTAACTTACATTGAACAGCGGTTCTCCAGCAGCAGGTCTGATAAATATGGCGGCGCTAACTGTTGCGGCATTAACCATGTTATATGGAGTCGCAAATGGCAATTCGTTATACCCGGCAACTGCATTAGTGTCAATTCCCTGAGCCAAGACACTCGACCCGGTTGAACCTGCAAATAAGAACGAGGTTAATAGTTGACCAACACCTTCGGTAGGCATCCAAAATCTAATACCTGTTGCTACTACGCCAGATGCCGTAGCTGACAACGTGACCGCCAGCACTAGACCACCTGATTGATTAGCATCAGTATTGGTACCTGAAGGAGTCAATCCTGCATTTGACGGAAAATATGCTGTACCAGATGATCTACGTTTTGCGTAAAGACCTCGAGCTCGGAGTAAACTACTCATGCAAGATCTCCAACAACCAACCAAGTATTAGTGGCCTGCTTGCGAATGGACGCACCAGAATACTGTGCTCGAGTCTTAAGAAGTGAACCTGCGCTTCGAAGAGTTGTACCCGTGCCTGCGGCAATAGTAACTTGACCAGCACCCATTTGATCGATCTCGATAATAGTCCCAATTGGGAAAGCTACAGATGAGTTTTGGGGAACTGTAACAGTGATTGCAGAAGCATTAGTACATTCAACAGCTTTGCTTGCATCGGCTAGGACCAAAGTATAAGTGGTTCCGGTCTGAGCGTTTACCGAAATATACCTTGGTCCTTTACCGTTGATAGCAGTTGCCACTGCAGCAAAACCTAGTGCGATCTGACTTGCTAGTGACATTAGCTATCCTCCTTAAACGAGTGCAGCGACGAAGCCGGCCGCAAAGTCGGTTGTAGTATCTCCAACGAGCGATGCATCTTGAGCTCCAGAGACATCGGCAACAACTAGTGTAACGTTACCGGTCTTGCCTGCTACGGCAGTAACAGATCCAGCGGCAGTGATCTGCTTCCAGTCGGCCAACGTCGTAGGCGAGTCGCTAGACAGAACATACGTGAATCCGTTGTCTGCCCTAATCGCCATGTCACCACGCTGAGCCGTAAGCGCAAGCATCGCTGCCTGGTTAGTGGGCGTAAACGTTTCGTTGATAGCAAGAGGAGGAAGAGCTGAGGTTGGAAGTAGACCTGAGAAATCAGACCATACCAAAGTTACGTCGGCGGAAAGAGCTTTACCATTGATTTGGCGAGTAGTCGGAACTTTGGTACCGACAATAGACTCGACCTTGGTGGAAGAATATACGGTCGACGAGGATGCTGCTGCGTCATTGATAACCGCGCCTGCACCAGAAACACTAGCCTTGACTTCATTGATCGCAGAAACCAAATTAGACTTGGCCGTAGTAGTAAGGGTCGAAAGATCACCCTGTTTGGTAGCCATCTCGCTTCGAACCGTTTTAAACTCGGTGCCGATACGAACGAAAGCTAGCTGTAGCTGTGACACAAGTGACATTACGCTAGTCCATTCTCTAGATAGGTTTCGAGCCCAATTGGGTCATCGTAAGCGGGGTGGGGCGTTGGATCATCAATATGCGCAAGAAGGGCCGCATTAGCACCCTCTCCATTTTGATCCGGGCCTAGTTCATCGAGAAAACCAATGAGTTCTTTCATGATGCTTTCCTGTAGATTCGTCCAGACACGAAATCGATACCAACCGCGTCAACCGGAGCATTCGAAGGAAAGTCTTCAAGACCGGTAAGATCCCAGATCGAAGGCTTACCTTGAACAGGACCCGGAACTGTGGGTACATTGGTTCCTGGAATGTTTGGTACTGACGAAGCAGCAACGACAAGCCGCCATTCGGATTCTTTGATCTGACGCTCAAGAGCATCGGTCGCAAACCCAGTCGTGGGCGGGTCAAACATAAGCTTAACTCGCATGAAGATGTAGGACTTGACCATGTTGATGTTCTTCTGGACACCGATCAATTCATCCCACGTAGTATCTTTGGAAGTGACAATAAGTTGATCATCATCAGGTCCAATACCCAGCTGGGTAAGAGTCGATAGAACAGAGTTGATGTGAATGAACACATCGAGATCGAAGGCCGTTTCCTCCTCAGGAATTCCAAGCATCTTCTTGGTGCTGGTCAGGATACTATCAATGTCAGCCATCGCGGCCTCCTTTCAAAAGTTTAGTGCGGGCCCCAAGACTAGACCTCGAGGGGCCCGCGTGCCAGATTACTGGCAGGAGTCACACTGAAGGTCATCCATAGGATCTACGGGAACAGCGTAACCAGCAACGGAATCATTGTCCATTGGGTATTTCTCCTTTTCTACCACAGGCTTGTGTCGCCCGGGCGTCTTTCTACCATAGGTTGAGGAAGCATTGATGCGTCACCATAGTGAATAGCATTGTGGGTATTATGAGTTACGGTGATAAGATACTCGGGGTCCAAAATATCCGGATCACCATCATCGAGATCTTCTAGTCGCATAGGGTTCATGTGATGAATGATAACCTTATCAAATATCTGATAACCGTCTATACCTAGATCACAACCATCATCACGCACGATCACAATATCACGAACGCGCTTCCACTCGACCGAACGGTAGAACTGTTGATTGATCCATCTGTCAAAACCGAAAGTGGACTCACCAACGGTAGCTCGAAGTTGTAAGTAATCGTATCGTTCTTCAAAAGTCTGAAACTGTGACATTTCAGAATATGATCTGACCCGGTTACTCAATGGTATTATCCGAAGAAGGCTGGTAACCCTTGAAGGCGTTCATAGCCTCCTCGAACAATTCTTCGACCCTACCTGCTGAAGCCAAACTTTCAACTCGTGCCTGGGCTAGAAGAGTTTCTTGCTCGAGCTTTAGTCGCTCAAGTCTCTCTTTCTCAGTAGCAAGCTTTAGGAAGTGAACCGTCTCTTGCGATGACGCTGTTCCCGAAAGAAGCTTTCTTTCAACTACGTCCATTGCCAAAGCAATCAATTGATTCTCTCGGCCTTGCGGGGTAGTTGCCGGCGGTCTTTTGCTCGCCGGGTTGTCGTCTTTTCGAGACGTCACCATGGGTTCATCACCTCCCTAGTTCGGACATGTTCTCCAATCAAACAGAAGTGTTCTTTGGAATTGGTTTAGTTCTGAGACGTCGAATTTCTGTAACTGGTTTAGTAGAATCGAACTCGGCTTGTTCTTCAGGTGTCAGCGTAATGTTACTGCGATTGACTACCTGTCGGAAAAGATTACGGAGAGTAGTGATCTGCCAAATCTGATCGTTCTTAGTGTTCTCGAGATCGGTAACTCTAGTCCCCAGCTCAGTGTTCAACGATTCAGCTTTCTCTACCGCGGCATTAGCCCGGTCAAGGAGATCCTGATACGTTTTAATCTGACTATCCGTTCCTGAGAGCATTACAGTTGTCTCATCGAGATTAAGCTTTTTGTTGGCGTTGTTCTTATTAAGTAGAAACCCAAGAGTTACAGGTACTGCTGCGGCAATGAGTGCTAGTGTAACCGCGACACCTACCGTGCTCCAGTTTACGCTAACATCCGGAATTGCTGCTTCAAATGGTAATATCATTTGCTAACTTCTCCTGCCTGCTTTATAAGCGTCAGGTAGATGAAGATAACACGTGAAATTGGTATTACCAAGAATGATGAATTGAGAACGAAAGAAACGCCTCGAGCAACATCACCTTGGAAAAAAGCAAGCGCAATAAAAACTTCATAGACCAGAACTAGTGTTACTAAAGAAGCAGCACTATACATCTCAAGTCTAGCAAACTTCGGAAAGAACGTGGCTCCGAGTAAAGCGCAAAAAGCAGTTGGTAAAACTAAAGTCGAAAATGCAATTTGGAAAAAATCGCCCTGCGCCTCAACCAAGGTGGGGATAGATCCAAAAATTGAAGCAATGCCCCAAAGAAAATAGATCAGGTAAAGTGTGGCGGCTGATCTATGGTAAAGTACAGCGAGAACTTTGTCAGGTCCCCAATCATCACCGATGCGATGAAACACAGTTCGGTCTATAAATTTGCGCATGGAAACCCCCTAAGCTTTACGCATGGCTTTTGAAAGAATGTAGTTAGTTTTAACAGGCTTTGAAGGGAACACCAAGACTTTCACACAGTTTTTTCGGACCCGACCGATACACCATGCGCTTGAAAGGAGGGGGTCGGAGAAGGCTGATGAAGGCCTAAGTAACCCACTTTGTGTCTTGATGTTCCCGTCAAAGCCTGCAGTGGGATCGCTATCCATTTTGAGTAGCGATCCCACTGAGCTTACTTACTTTAGAACTCGGTTGTTCTCGGCGTTAGCACGTTCTGCTGCGGCCTTCATGTTTGGACCCCAAAGATCATCGCGGTCTTTGTAGCCCCACTTGGAACGAAGCCAGTTCGCAACCGAACCACGGTAGTTGACGTTAAGGAAAGTCTGCAGACCCTTACGAGTCTTAGGGCCAGGCTTGTTGTCAACTGCAGTAGCACCACCATTGCGACGAGCAATTTTCTGGAAGCCCTCAATGTTAGAGAGCGACATCAGATCTTCTACGGTTGCTGTGTGGTAGCTCGGCGCAGGAGCGGAAGGCGCAGTTGGCGCACTTGGCGTTGCCGGCGGTGCATCCACAAGCGAACCTCGATTGGTCTTGTGCCAGGGCTCTCCGAAGTTGTAGCCTTCGTTTTCGAAGTTGAACTGTCCGGCATGATCGCGCATCCAGTTGTCTCGAGCGGTTCCACGGGTCATCACTCCCTTGTCAGCTCCGGTGTCCCGGATGTCGATTGAACGCGGACCGTTAGGACCATCGTCTTCGTGGTTGGAAGTACCAGGTGCGGCGACCGTACCAGCTGCAGAGATACGATACCAAAGCTGACCGTTCCAGCTTCGTGTGTCGTAGACCTTGCGTCCCTTGATACCACCAGAAGTTACGTAGCGCTGACGGAAAATGCTTTCCTGCTCAGCACGAGTACGAGTACCACTTGAGATGATCAAGCTCTGACCGGTGGCTGCATGGAATGCTTCGTTCATACGATCGAAGTCGGCAGCAACATGTATCTCTACACGCTGGCCGTTACGGGTGGTGTACGAATATGTCATTCGGTTGCCTCTGCTCCCTTGTCGTCGTCAGGTGCGTTTGCAACTGAAACGGTGTCGGCGTGTTCTACTCCGGGGACAAGAATAAGTTCACCCTTGTCATCGAGACCGAAGGCGTCGGTAATACCATCACCGTTCAGATCCTGATCGAGTGGGAGGAGAGGATTCTCGTTCCCGTCTTTCTTCCACTGAAGAAGTGCGGCCTTGATAGCTGCTTTGTCTTCGTCAGGCAGTGCTGAAATGTCGGACATCAGTTTTCTCCTTACTTTGCGTGGTATAGACCCCTGGAGTTTCCAAAGACATACCACAGAATTTCCCCCCGGGGATTTTTTGAGGACAGCGGCGATGCAGAGAGGGGGCCCGAAATTTTAGACCCCCCCTCCCCTACACCTTATAAACTCCCTAGTAGTCTGAAGGCGTAACTTTTTTGTAAATCCCGAAAGGATTTTCTTTTATAAGTTCGTTAATACCTTCTAGAATTGCTGATTCCTGATCAGCATCAGAGAGATCATTACTTGTGATCACATACCTAGCCAGTAGGCCCGTCGAGTAGTAGCCCAGGTATTCATCATGGGCCAGCCATTCACTGTACTGCGTGAAAGGGTTCCATGGGTTGTCGGTTGTCGTGATCATCACTGCATGATTGTCAGTTACATTAGTCATTACTTGCGCTTCACCATCCTTTCACTACTTGTCAAGTGCTGAGTACAGTGTACTGGTAGAGATACCTAGTCTAGATGCAATCTCCGCAACTGTATAGTTGCCTGATGCTAACATGGACTGGGCTAATGCAAGGCTAGCATTGTTAACCTTGGGCCTATCTCTTGGTGTGGCGAGGGATCTAAGATCTTCAACATCTGTATTGTCAATGATCTGCTTAAGCTTACTGGCGGTAATGGCACCGGATTGAATGGCGTTCCATTCTTCATCAGTAATCTTAATCTTAATCTTACCAGCACCAACCCTAGTACGTGCCTCAGTAAGGGCCATACCATTGACCTTCTTGAGGTCTGCCTTATCAATACCGGGGTTCGCTTCAACCTTAGCCCTTACAATAGACTGGGCCAACAACTGGGCTTGTCTTTCGAGGGGGGCATTCTTTAGAGCAATGTTTAGCTTAGCATTTAGAGACTTAACCTCATTACTGTAAACACTCTTAGCAGACTGGCTGTATGGAATGTTCTTAATAGTGAGGGACTCTTTTCTAGCTTCATTAGCAAGAGCCTTTAGACTATTAGCATGATCAGCATAGATGCGTTCAATTAGGGTACCACCATTACCAGACACAAGGGTATGTGCGTCATTGGTATAGGCGCCTTTCTTAACCTTCTCACGAGAGATGGTAACTTCACCCTTTTTGTTTGTATAGGTTTCATCAGCAATTACATAATGCTTGTTACCCTTAGCATCAGTCTCCCAATGAGAACCCTTTGGTACGTACATCTTCTCACCAGTAGCTGCATCAATAGGACCACCAAGGTGCACAGGCCGAGGCTTGCGAGCATCAATGTTTTTATCAGATGTAGTTCTAGAGATCAGTGTAGAGGCACCTTTTTTAGCACCATTCTGATACTTGCGCTTTAGCTCGTTAATGTTGTTGTCAAGAGCAGAAGCCTTGTAATCTAAGTTGTGTTTCTCAGCATCGATAACAACCATCGAATGACGAACAGCTCGAGCAATCTCACTTTCATGAGCACCCTTAATAGTCATGTCCGTAATTAGATTAGAAACATCACCCATAAGCTGTTGCTTAAGACCGCCTGGATTCTTAGCTCCAGCAAGACCCTTAGTAGAATCTTTCGGAAGCTTGTACAACTCTTTAGGATCAAAGTTCTTAAGTCCACTAAGAGCGGCGGAAGTCTTAACTTTTCCGTCGTTATTAGGAATTACAAGAACTGTATCACCATCAAAGTCTGCACCTGACAGACGTTCTGCTACCTTGGCATTGATTCCAACTGCGTCCCTAGCATTCAAAGTAATTGAACGGCGAGCTTCCTTATTACTGTTGTTTACAGTAAGTTGTGGAATCTCAAAGATGCCACCATGAGGGTGACGAACTAGAGTGACCACATCTCCATCGTGATACTTAGGAGCAAAGATTTCCGTTTCACTAAGACTGTTAATTGGAAGGATTACATGGTTTGCAGTTCTCGGAAGACCAGTTGCTTGAAGTTTCACAGCTGAAGAATCAGCCTCGTCTGCATAAGTCTCGAGCAGCTTGCGCTTAACTCCAGGGTTTGTCAGAGCAAGGATGTCTTCTAGATCCGCACGCTTTGAGTTCTGCGTAAGATCCAACTGAGCTTTAGCAAGGGCCGGCGTCTGCTTCGAAAGGAACTGTGACGAGAAGTTATTAGACCAGGTGTACCAATCACCTTCCTCATTCACAATGTTCAGAGGCGAACGCTCAACCTTACCTGTCTTAGGATCTGTGTAACCCTTAGGCCGAGTAATAGAACCAAACGGATTCGATTCGTCTCCAGTCTGAGGCTTCAAAGCGTCTAGCTTGTTACCGGTATCTTTTTTGTTGGTATTGAACAGAATGTCAACGCCCTTAGGCAGATCATCCTTGTACATTGCCATACCCTTGATGTAGTGCGTACCATCAACAGGGACACGAACCTGAGCATAGTTTGCATTGCCCAAAGAAATGTCAGCGACACCCGGACGAAGGTACATCACACCATCAGAAGCAGCACCACCGTCAGGACCATACTTAACCTCAACACGCTTCGAACTGATGTTAACAAGAGGGCCCAAATCGGCGGCTTTCTTATTAGTATCAGGATCGATGTATTCAGCGATGCTATGGATTTTATCCTTGTTGTGATAAACCTCTTTAGCAGTTGTAGATTCGTGTACTAAGACCTTCAAAGAAGTCTTCTTACCGGTACCTACCTGAGTTACGTCGGTGTAACGAATAACGTAACCCTGGTCCTTAAGCATAGCAATGCCCGTCTTAAGAGTCGTGTCACTGATTCCCATGTGGTTCTCAGTACCCTTACCGACATCGACATACTTGTACTTGTCAACGTTGTCTTTAAGGATGTTAGCAACAACCTGGTTACGATTAGCACGCTCCTGAACAATGGGGTCCATAAGAGCCCGAACAGAAGATTCGTTCATACCCAACTGCTTACCGATTGCGCTGTTGCTCATACCCTTATCTTTAAGAGCCATGATACGACGAGTTTTCTCGGCACGAACATCGTTAGAAGAGATAGAGCGGCGAGCACGGAGATCAGCTGTAGAACTAAAACCCAGTCCCTCAGCAATCTTAACCTCACTCAAACCCTTCTTCTTAAGATCTTCATAGGCTGCTAGAAAGCTGACGCCACTTTGGTAAGGGTCTTCACCTGAACCCCAAGGATAGCGTCCTGAGTGATGCGGAGTACCATAGTGAGCGAGCGTTGATTCGTCATTCACCGAAGGTCTCCTTATCGATCTCAGTAATGCGGCGGTCAAAGGTTTTGATTGAATCGATGATGTGCATCAAGTCATCCAGATCCGGAACATAGATCTCAACTGCATCGCCCTTGTAGATACGAAGTTCGATGTCGATGTCGGCCGGGTTGTGACCATACTCGAGACAAAAGATGCAGGCATAGATTTCAAGCTGGCGCATGTAAGTACGAGTAGTACCAGTCTTGAGATCATGAATGCGAAGCATCCAACGTTCAGTCTTGGGATCGTAACGGAATGAAATGGTGTCAGCTGTACCGAAACAATTTGGAGAGTAGTACAAAGGCTGCTCTGGCTGCATTTTGAAACCGATACCGTCATTGACGTAAAGGTTCATAGTCTTACGAACGTCAGGCATTTTAACCCGAAGCGCGATCAGTTCTGCAGCGAGAGCGTGCTTACGATCTCCGAGCCTAGCTGCCTGAGCAGTGTAGACTCTTTTGTCCATAGCTTCTTCATCATAGTTAGTCCAGCTCGGGTTGCTGGGTGCCATGAGGTTAGCGTGCTTACCTGCCAACTCGTAGTGCGGATTGAAGCGCATCAAGAACCTCCTCTTTGTTTTCTGGATAGATAAACGCGGAGAATGACATCTGGTTCATCTGATCAACAAACCAATCCTGGTTAGGCTGATGAGGTGCGTCTTCAGACTTTTTAACTTCTAATGCTGCCCAGCGATTCTTCCATAGAATCAGAAGGTCGGGAATTCCTTGCTGGTAGCCGGAGTCGTTCTTTTGGATTATGCATCCCGGGAACAGTTCACGCAGCTCTTTAATCAAGTCTGCCTGAAAGTCCCTTTCTAGTTTAGAGGTCATCATTTTCTCCTTTAGACAAAAAGGGAAGAATTGCAGAGCCAAAAGCTACTGATATTCTATCTCCTTCATTATAACAGATGTTCTTGGTGCGATAGTATGCTATAAAGTCGAGGAAGCTAGACAAAAAAATTATCACATGTAAAAAACACAAATCTCAAATATTTTGGGCAAAAAACTTTTCTGTAGGAAATTTGATTTTATAGCATGCTATAATTCTAAAATTCTCGCGTAAAGAGTTTATAGCAAAATATTTGTGTTTTTGTGCAGAGGATTTCCCGGAATTCCGGGGTTTTTAGGGGGTGTCTCAAAAAAACCGTTTCTAAGACACCCCCAAAACCCTCGACTTTATAGCATACACCTCGGCCTACTTGTATGCTATAAAGTCGGGAAAAAACTACGCATCGAGATAACGAAATGTAAACCCGTGATGGGTCCTAGAGCGTCCGTCACCCCTCAAACAGATGTAAATAGCATTCGCATCACCTGAAATAGCCTGTGCACATGCTCTCACCGAGTCATAGATTTCTCCTGTTTCTATGATCTGAACTCTGCGAGCCATCCGTCTAAGGCGCTTCCAGTCCCCTGTGTCTTCCCTTCTGAATATGACTGGGGTACCGTCTGATAGATTCCATCTGAGGTTAAACACGTTTAAGTTACGCGGATCACCATCGACAAAGTCTGGACTCAACAGAGTAAAGTCAACCGCATTGTAGAAGGCTACAAGCATCAATCTCCAGACAGGTCCATGAAAAGCCCAGTCGTAATACTCAAATGCAACCCAAACATCGTGTGTCTTTCGGTCTATGGCCGTCTTTACGTAGTCCTGAGTATCGCTATTAAACACTCTTCCATATGAGCTCACACTCATGTTAGGGAAATGCCTAATAGGTCTCCAAATCTCAGGTTCTTGATACATCCAATCACTCCCCATTGAAATACAGAATCCTAACTTGTCCAACCGGGATCTGGAAATCTAAAAAGAAATCCGACCGATAGTCGTAACTATGTATTAGGAGGCCACAGCCGGCATTGTAAGCCTGTCTCTTAGCCTCTGTGGACTGTTGCCTATACTTCTCAACTTCGTAGCCTCTAACGTCCACAGAGCCATCTGTGTGCACTTCGAAAGCAGGAGAGAAGTTGAGCTTTATAGGACTAACGGCCCCGGGCAAGATAAGCTTCCAATGATCCGTAGGCTTCAATCTCATCGGCAGTACTCAAAAGTTCAGATTTCATTTGCTTAGACCATATAGCGTTATGTCCAGCTCGATCTAGATCTTTGATTACGGCATCAAGAATCCTCGACTGAAATCTCAAGTTAGCTACGTATTCCAGCATTTGCAGTTCTTCCATAGATTTATCGTGATAGTCTTTACCGTCAGCCACGGTTGCCCCCCGTCTTAAATTCGGTCAAAGACCCGGCAGCCTTTAACTGATCGAGCCTAATTTGAAGACTCTCAATGCGAGCACTAGTGTGGACAGGCTTGCCAATCCTGATACCGTTAGCCATGTTCTTGAGATCTTCCTCAACGGCCTGCATGTTAAAGATCTGACTCTCAACCCAGAGCTCGAGTAACTTTTTCATTCCGTCCTCAGCGGCTTCGGGCTTACCAAACATCTGCTCATAAAAATCACTCATCATTTACTCCTATGCTGCTTTCGCGTATACCGACTTGTAGTATTTGTTCTCGTTAAAGGTTTTCTTAGTTGCTATCGCTTTCGAAATTGCGTTATCAATGGGACTGTTGGATCTGAGCGTGTAGTAGTATAGATCTGTATACGGGGTGTTGAGCCGATCAATTCTTCCCATTGACTGTTCCATGATACGGTACGAGTAATTGAGAGACCAGAAAACAATCGTGTCAGTAGTGATGCAATTCCAACCCTCTGCCCCAGCCGTATATTGAACAAAATATAGCCAGCGCTCTTTATCAGGTATCTCTTCATGCTTTTGACCATTATACTCCGCATATTCAGACAAAGTAGAGCTACCAAGTGTCCTTAGCATCTCTAATTCGTAATTGAAATTGTAGAAGACAATCAACCTTGGATGCTTTTCCATCAACTGCATCAAGGCGCCATACCGATCTTTATCCGTATTGACGACTTTTCGCATCAGGCCAAACATCTCCTGCACATCCTTGATTGGACGTTCCTCATAGATATGCCAGCGGTCTTTAACTACACGATTAAAGAGTCCTTCGTCATAATTGACGATAATATTGGAAGTATGTCTCGTTGTCCGTCGTAGATAAGGCATCTCAACCAGCACACGTTGACGAAGTGCGTTGAGATGACGGGTTTCCACATAATGATCGATTTTTGGGAACGAGGAGAAGTTGTTGTAAACCACGTGCCGCCTTGTGAATTCCTTTCGATTTTTATAGAACCCATTGGCAATGAAAATCGGTGCATAGTCCATCCACGTATCACCCGGGGTCGCAGAAAGGACCACCCACTTATTGGCCTTAGCAATCTTAAGGAAGGCCTTAACCCAAGCTCCACTACCAACAAGCCGTTGCTCGTCAAAAATGAAAAACGCATTAGTTACCTCCTTATATGATTCGATATTGTTCCAGGAATCAACCTTGACCTTTGTTTTACCGTTAACGGAAGTACCGTCAGCCGATAGTCCAAACGGCGGAAGTTCTGCTTCCCACTCAAGTGAGTTTCGCTTTTTCGCCGTAGTGATGATATAAAGGTCTCTAGGCTTTCTAGCATCGAACCAATCACCTTTACCATTGATTCGAACGCCTCCCTCAGCGACGTAAGCCCAGTAATAAAAGATCGCAGTACGGCTCTTGCCTGTGCCGACACCACCTTTGAGGACACATCCATTATGCATCTCCTTTGCTGCTTTGATTTGATGTGGGTCTAGCTCAAGCATCAAGTTTCCTGTAACCGAGTGCCATATGTAGCTGCTTAGGCGCATCGGGCTCAACCAACTGCATAGTGTCCGCTACAGCCTGAGCTACACTATCCGAGAAAGTTTTCTTCGTGAGCTTCTTAGGGATCTTAACTATTATCTGGCCGTGGCCTTCTATGTTAATTTTAATTTTAGCCATCACGCTCCACTAGATGCAAGTTAGTAACACAGTTGTCTGAATAATCCCCCGAGATATGCCGCACATCCACTTCCTCGCCGTAGTTTACAAAGAATGCTTGAGCTACAAGACGATGCACAAAGAAGTTTTTAGCAACACCATTACGTGAGAGTTTTACAATGAGCTTACCCACGTTTTTTGAGTGCACCCACGGCTTTAGATCTCGGTTATGCTTAGCGTTTACCACCGTGCCATAATTGCTAACCGCGTAGTTGGGATATCCCTCAATCTCGACAAAGACTTCTTCTACCTGCATTATTTCCCCCTATTTTGGCACGAATCCCAGTGTCCACCATATGCACGAAGCCAGCCTGTATAAGGCCCATTGCAATGCGTACAAAACTCCTCACGACCAATGAGAAGTCTGTTAAAAGCTTTATGCAATCGTGTTGCTAGTCGAAGTAAATTGATCTTCATTACTTACCCCCACAGTTTGGTATAGCGTAGCTTCCAGCATTTGGTGCAAACGTAAATATAGACATCGTTGTTGTAAACCCCTCTTCGAACGTACTTAAGCTGACAACGGTGTTCCATACCGGTCTTCTCCAACTCTTTGATGTGATCTTGCAACCCTTTAAAGGTGCGTATCTCATTTATTGTCATGAACTGCATGAGATCGGCATCGGACCATTGGGTGTAGGCTACGTTATTTTTCTGTGTCTTTTTTGATGTTTTCTTCAACCGCTTGAGTAGCCACTTCAACCAAATTAGCACCATCTGCACCATGCACCTCCTTTACGTGATCCTCGACATCGGTCAAAGCAATGGGCTTAGCACAAGACCCACACATGTAATAGCTTTTTCTCCACGGGTTACCATCAGGCGCCGGCAACTTCAGCAGCGTTACGATCTTCATCAATTTCTCCAAATAACTGTTTAACTAATCTGTAAGGACTTCGGTTTGAATGCTTATCCTTATTAGCAAGGCTTACGGCCCAACTTTTGCCAGCCCAATAAGGCTCTAAGATGGCTTTGCGTCTTAGATTCATAACACGGCCATCTTCGCACACCCAATAATTAGGAAACCCGGGAACCTGCTTCCATCTAAGCTTCCAAATCACGCTTAGCTCTCCACTCCGCTACCCAATCTGGAAGATGTTCTGGACATGCGTGCCAACCTTCTTTAGAATGAAACCATCCTTGTTGCCCACCAGAGTGTATATACCCCCACTTATGGTTCTTAAACCGGTTTGTACAACCCTCAACAGAACAGTAAATATACTCATCTGCGCCGTCCTTCATCAGACAAGCTTATCTACTGCACGCTTGATAGCTTTTACAAGCTCCTTAGTTTCGAAGTTGACAACCCCTTCAGTATCATCAACGTTCTGTCGTGATTCGATCGGGAGCTCAAATGTAGTGAGCTTGTTTTCGACGTATGACCCCTCGAGCCGAATTAGTAGCTCTACATGGATTATTTCTTTGTCAGCCATTACTTAGCCTCCACAAGCGTGTACATTTGAATATTGTTCAGGTCTGTTAGAATGTCAAACAGTTCAAAATCTATAGACTTCATTCCCGGGTCTTGCAATATTGTATGGCCTGGAATTAACACCGGATCATTTGCACGCCATGTAAATACGGTAGTTAACACTCGGGGAAATTCGAAGGTGGTCTTGGTATTGTCATCTTCAATTATTATGGTGACTTTTTTTGCACGCACTAAATTTATGTCGTTCACAACTATTCTCCTTTCAAGAAAATATAGGTTGGTGGAAGGGCGGTTAGAAGAGTGTAAGACCTCAACTAACCGCCCCCTGACCCATTAATACCCGGGGAAGCAACTCCCAGACATTTGGCGGTCACATAGCCCTTTATGGACACTGTAAATATGGCAGGGGCTTTCTACCTGGACGACTTCTCCAGTGCATACCTTTTACTTGTCATGGTGGGCACGATGTAGTTGCTAGCTACGCTGTTGTTTGAGATATGCGCCGGATTCGGTGCGCCATCCCCACCCGCTCTGAGCTTAAGACACTATTTAAAGACGCTCAGACGTCTACTGGTTCATTGTGATTGCGATTTCAGAAAGCTGCATATACTCCTGAGCCAAGACTTCCTTTGACAAGACTCGAACTCTAACAAACGTCCCGTCCCGATCAGGCAAGACCACAACAATCTGCCCAGGTTTGAGCCACACAATACCAAAAGGACTTTTACTTCGCCACCAGAGAACTGCACCATCGGTCTTTTCATAGTCAAGATCACTGGTTCGAAACGCCGGAATCCCACCGAGGGAAAGCCAATTTTGAATATCACCAACATTTTCTTCGGTGCATTCAACCGCAAACTCAGCTTCAGTGATAGGAATAACTCTTTCAACCTTAAGCATCGGGCGCCTTCCCATCCGGTGTCTGGCTCATGAAAGACTCCACCCGAGCAAGTTCCTCGAGCTCCTCACGTGCCTTCTGATTGAGCGCCTTAACAATCAGCCCCGCCATGACAGGAGTACCTGCGTCAGGCACAACCTCGTTCCACGACGATCGACCAGCCGGCTTTTTGATGACACTGACGATACCGTTAGCTTTGAAATATGTTGCGAATTCGTCCATCATTTACTCCCTTCAAAGTGCATGTTTTTCTTGCCCCACCGAATGGTGATGTTGCGAGTAAGCGGAGACCGGTCAATCTCCATAACCACGCCGAGATCTGCAGCTCTATCTGTGTAGATACGTTTGAGCTGGGTGTTGCTTATAGATGGCAATGAAAGCATGAGCTGCTCAGTCAAGATGATCTCGCCCTCTTTACCAACCGGCAACGGCCAGCCTTCATAATCGGTGCGCTGAAGTCGCAACTGCTTAGCTTTTTTGTTACGCTTTTTGGCATAACGGTCATAGCTATAGGCGCGCAGCTTAGACAGACCACCGAGAATGATAACAGGCAGAACACCCATCAAGACAATGATGATGAAATATCCAGCAGCAATGCCACCTGCAATTACGAAAAGCCACATCCACCATGTCATTTCAGGCATCACGTACCTCCAGTTGTAAGGCCCGCAATGACCAGCATAACGAACAGCGCAAACATCACAATTACGACCAGGACAATACCACCGCAGCCCCTCATCTAAAACTCCCCGTTCAGAATATCGATCATCACCAGAGTTGTCGGCTTGCCGGCCTTGAGGTACTCCACCATCTTGTCGAAATGTTCACGACAGAGAGACATACCGCCAAGGATCGCAACCGCTTGGCGGGAATACTGCTCGCCCTCTTTGAGCTCATGAGCGATACAAAGCCGAAGCACATGCCCCGATGCGTCGATCTTTTCCTCGGTTTCAAACTGAATTGCCTTTTCCATGTTGTTCTCCTTTCAAGAGAAATATATCTTTTATAGCTTCGTTAGTCCGCTCAAGTCTTTCAACTTCTTGGGTAATGACTACTGTTCCGTTTTCTAATCCCTCAAGCAATCGCTTAGCCGTTGGATCGGTATCTTGAGTCTGGATTGCCCGGTCTACAAGCGCTTGGGGGACATATGAAACAAAGGGCTCGCTTCTATCCATTAGAGCTCTGGATCTTGCCGTTCGGAACGAATTCTTCCGATTTCATCCTGGATATACCAGATGGCTTTTTCCAAGTCGTTGATCTGCTTTTCGACCGTGTCACCACTGCCGGCTTTCAGACCATTACGCCAAAGGTACTTAAAAGCACTACCAATGTTAAAATTCCTGTGCCGAACCACCTCAATACACTCAATCCCACTTGGATCGATATTGTAGTGCTTAGGGTGGTTCACACCAGCTTGATCGATATCATTACCGGTGGTGCTCTTTTCTTCTTGATTACTGTTCACGTGAGCATCTCTCCAATCAGGTTTAGCGATAGCAATCCCCAAGCATTTCTTACACATTGGACGAGTAGCGGTGTCATGGCTAATGTCATACTCGAGGTTTGCGTAACTTAGTGCATTGTTAAGTCGAGGAACACCACACAATGTTTGCTCACTATCCAAAAGCGGTCTGTGAACCAAGGGAATTATCGCCTGAGGCTCATTGGCTTCTGAATTCCCCGCGGGACCTTCCGGACCTACCTGAGGTAGTTTTGGCTCCACGTATTCGTTACACTCGCACCTACTTCGTGCACAAGGATGGCGATCTCCAGGATGCACCATCGGGTGACTACTCCACGAATGACCACAGTATTCACATAGCGGTTCCATTATGGTGCCACCCTTCCATTCCTGACAAATGCGTCGTAAGTAGCCGGCATTGCTTTTGCAAAATGCGCTGCAACCTTCATAGCACCCATCTGGATCTCCCACTGAGGGTAGGAGCGCACCAGACTGTCCTCCGACTCAATCCTCAGTGAGAGGAAGTTCATCAGGGAACGAGCATTGACCGTCCAGTACATCTGAGTGTAGATGTTAACCGGAAGGACCATGCGAGCAACCTCGTTAGCAATACCGGCCTTGAGCATCCACTGGTAATGCTCCCAAGCGTCTACGGCACTGTGATTGAGAATACCCTGGATGTCCATAGTAGCCTCGAGATTGGGCTCGAAAACGGGACGCATTTTTGTACCCACGTTGATCACCTTGCGACCGTGGTCTGGGGTATAGAACTTCGGGGGCAGCTCAGTGTAGCGACCGCTCATCTCATTGAAACTCGACATGCGATGACGCTGCCACTCACGAACGACAAACAGTGGTGCCTCCACAAAGAAGGTAAACATATTGTGCTCGAACGGACTACCATGACGACCGGCCATAAGTGCCTCTATAAGGCGCTGTGGGACCGTCTCAGGCTTGTTCTCGCCCTTACTGGATACCTGTGCGGCCTGGACAACCATGTCGTCAGAAGCCATTGCACGGACCAGATTGACAGTGATTTCACTGCTAAATTCGATTGGGGGTCTTTCGTCTACTTTACTCATCATTTTCTCCATAATATACAGATGTAATTCGTTGATTAATCAGGTTGAGTTCGTCCACTTGATGCATGTAAACGTCGCCAGAATACATAAAAGAAGACATCATGCTTCTGATTTTGCGGACGTACTCTCGCTTAAGAATACGAACCAGTTTTCTGCGGGCGCGGCGTTCAGGCTGTGTGAGATACTTTTTAGTTTTCATCGGTCAGTAAACCTTTGGACTTCTTGCTGCAAAGCCATTTCAAGAAGTCCACGACGCTCAATAAAGCGCATATCCTCCTTGAAATATGATGCCAGCTGCGCCGTTCTGCGTTGCTCGAGCTCAACTGAAGTCTGCTCAGTAATCAGAATCCAAGTACGAACATAGGGCTGATCTTCGTCGTTAACCGTATCAACAAACTCAGATATAGCGGCATTGAGCTTATCTCGAGCCGCCTCTTTCTCTTCGTCCATCACTCGAAGTCCTCATCCCGCTGATAGGTAATTCGACCTTCCCAAACAGGCAACGTTTCAAACACTCGAGAAACATTCTTGTCCGAGACATTTGAAATATGGTGCTCACAGACGGCAGTACCACTTCGAATTGTGATCGCGTCGAAAGCTTCGCCTTCTTTTACCATCAAGCACACTGCACACTTCATTAGTCAGTCACCAACTCAGGATGCTTGTTTACGAAATCTTCGGCCGCGGCACGGTAAATAGACATGCCAAGAGGAGCGTTATCGTCAGTCCATTCACTAAAATGATTGGCTAAAAGTTCTATAAGTTCTTGTCTGTTCATTTAGTTTCTCCTTTCAAGAGAACGGTGGGGTCATCGACTTTTCGCCAAATGACCCCACCGGGAATTTTTCGTAAAACTGCTTACGAAACTTTTTCGTACTTGCGATCAAAGACACTCGACTTGCAAGGGTAGAACTCACCCTCGGTTCCTCGAATGATCCAGAAATCCTCGAGCGCTGCCATGATACCTTCAAGTGTGTGCACTCGGATCTGTGCCTGATGGACACCGGACTCGTTGGGCTCAACGTATTTGGCAATCCCGCCGTTGGCTTCTACCCACTCGATGATCTCGCCGGCCTGCTGCTGAGAACCATCCCAGTAACGTGCCTCGATCTCTACCTGACGGCTAAGAAACTTTTCTGCCTTCTCCATCAATGCCTCCTTCTAGTCCAGTTAGGTTTTCCCACGAGTGGGGGGTCTCAGCATCGATATGGGTTGCCGGGAAAGTGCACCCTAGAATTCCACAAGGGTGTTCAGGAGTACCTGCCTGAGGCCGCTCGATCTCGTTGCGAGTATCCACATCGAAGTGAATGGTTCCGTGAGTAAACTGTGCATGAATGCCGAGGTTGAAAATATCCTCATCACACTCAGAGCAGTCGTACCTACGTATCTCATCGAGGTTTTCTGGGTCGTGCTTGGGTAGGATCGTGTAGTGAACTACGAGTTCTTCCGGCGTGTTGGCTTCTTTCACAATAGCCTCCACGTCATGGACCTGCTCAAAGAAAGGCTTCTCTTGATCAGTCATCCTTTTTAGCCTTTCTTACCTCGGCTGAACCGATCGCGTAGCCAATAAAGATACACACTATTGCCGTCAGCACCCCTAAGAAGAACGATAGGTTCTCCATTACTTCTTGAACCCTTGAAACTCGTTGGCCTTTTGGACCCTGTACTGCCCTTCGCCTACGATGATCACGTCACCGACATTGGCAACGCGCCAGCCCTTCTTGGTACGGACCTTGACACGATGACGGCTCTGGTCGCCATTACCGTCCACGTAATAGATGGCGTCAGCTGCTCCGCCACGCTCATTGATCCAGTTAGCCAGCTCTAGGAAGTTCTTGACTGTGACCTTAACACCGCGGTCACCATTCTCTAGCTTGCGTGTTTTAATTGCCATGAGATACTCCTTGATTGAAATTGAGGAATTGGGTTAAATACCAACCACTAAGCCATTTGCTCGACCCTAAATTCCATTTGATCGAGCAGTTACAGCCGTAATGCTGACACCCATGGGGCGTGTGAAACTCCATACTATGTTCACACGCCCCACAAATGATTATCATGATTTAGAAAGGCTCTTCGAGAGGGTTCTCGCGGAACACAACACTAGATTGCGTACTGCTGATCTTGTTCTCGGGGACCTCTGCATACTTCATCTCGAGCTCGTCTTCCTCGATGGTGAAGTATCCACTACGAAGGTAGGCAGTAATACCCTGCTTACCGTTGAAGTCATAGTGGTAGGGGTTGACGATCAGGTCGACATTGGTGAGCACAGCCCAGTCCAGCATCGGCATGTCTTCCTCGTCGAGAGTCGTCTTGTTGCGTGAAGTCACAAGGACCAGACGCGGACGCGGCTCGCTGTTGAAGTTGACCTTGATCTTAAGGAAGGGCTGGGGCTGATCATCGTCATCACGAGGCTTGAGGTACTTCACGTTCCAGCCATCGGCCTTCATCTGAGTAGCCACATCGTCGTTCAGGAGAACCAGGAAGTTACGCTCTCCCTTGTTGTTGAACTGTCCCTCCTTACCCGAGAAGTTACGGATACGGATCTGGACGCCCTCCATAGTGACGTCATCTTTGCGTGCCATTTGCTTAGTCTTCCTTCTGCAGTTCGTCGTTCTTTGCGATTGCCTTGTGCGCCCACATGGACGCTTCCTCGAGTGCGGTCTGAGCAAGGTCTGCTTCACGAGACTTACCGAGACGACGGTTCAATCCCTTAGCAAAGCCCTTGAAGTTCTCTCGCAGTTCAGCGTGCTGAGCAGTACTATTGTTCGGACCCTCGATGGTCGCCTTGTGGAAACCAAAGCGGTTCTCGATCTCGTCATCGCTAAGCAGGGTGTTCTCGAACTGCACCACCTCGATACCTTCGGGAAGAGGCTGTCCCGCCGGCCAGATCGGCTCCTGGGGCTGCCCAACCGGGCTCTGGGTGTTGAATTCACTCATCAGTTTTCTCCTTTGTTTTGTTGATTACATCTTCGGCTCGGTCAGCATCAAGCACTACTGTACTAAACCCGACCAAACTTTCGCTCAGTAGTTCGGAGATGGCATTACCCTCATTAATCTCCATGAGAATATGCACACCATCGCCGTCTACACTTTCGACTTTTGCCTTACCGATCGTGGCGCCTCCCTGATAATAGAGAGGCACCCAACCTTCAGCGTCTTTTCCGTCTAGCAAGTCGACTCGCCTTCTTTCGTAACTTATCCGCCCGCTTTTGGTGCGCCGCGGCATAACCACGCATGTCGTCTGCACGATGCAGATGCCAATCCTGTTCTTTTTGTACGTCAGCGAGCTTCATGAAAGCTACGTCGAAACGCTCGCTCCACTGGTTAGCTAGTTCTACCTCTTGTATCGCTTTAGCCTCCAGCTCTCTTGCTTGATTGCGCTCAGCAGCTTCTTGAGCGAGGAGATCATACGCTGTGTCCATGACTGTTCCTTCTTTCCATGACGGGGGTAATATTTTGCAGTCCCCTCAGTCACTTGAACGTCGAGGAGACGGTTGAACTCTTGTCGTTTAGCTTCTACAGAACTGCTGTCCATACCACTGCTCCAATCACGATCAGGGCGTCAAACACGACGCCATATAGAATACCTCGCCAAAGCCACTTACGCTTGTCTTCACGACGCTGGTTGTGACTCAGATCGTTCATAGCAAGAACAAGAGCCGCGGCTTTGACCTGCTGCATACTTCTAATCGACTGAACCGCATGACCCATTAGATGACGCATACCGCCTTTGAGATCGTGATCGGCGTCATAACCCAGATCTTCTATCTGCCGAATCCTTTCAGACATGACGTAGTAGTTCCACTGGTCCGCGTTCATCGTATCGACAGGCGGGATGTCTTTATACTCAGTGCAAGTACAATTACTAATCAAACAACGAGTGTCACCTTCTGCATGGTATGCGGTTTTATGCATACAGTTTGCACACCTCATGATACGAACCATTCCACATCACCGAACTTGGCAATATTGTCCTTGGCATCGTCAACCAGATGATCGAAGTAACGCATGTCGATTGACTTCTCCAACCCCATGGTCTTTACCATCTCAGACTCGAGCCACAAATATCCCGTAGCTCCGGTAGCCGAATGGAACTTCCCATCCTTCTCACGCTGAAGCAGTCCACCACCCTCAGTTACAGGGCAGAAGACTCCGGTCTTACCAACGAAACGCTTGTTGTCATTAGCGAGGGCCATCATCTCCTTGTCATTAGTGAAGTCAAGCCAAAGACTCGTCTGGACCGACTTGGTCTCACACTTGTCCTTAAAGAGAATGTTCTGATGCGTGAAGAGCTTCTTGAAGACGTACGGGTGCTTAAACTGCGCTCCCGTGGCATCCCATTCAGCCGGCTTACGTCCGTCAGTTTTCTTACCCACGAACACCGCGTCATTGACAAGACAGATCTTTTCGTAAGTTGCCTCGTGCTCGAACTCGTATCCGTAGTTCTGACCGAACTCCATGACAGCGTCGATGATGGTCTTAGGATCAGTATCCTTGGGCACCACAATCTTGATCGAGTCGGTCTTGATGTGAATGACCTGGTAGCCGAACTCCTGCACCATCTGCTTGCAGAGAATCATGAAGAGAGCTCCACGCTTTGCCACAATGTTGTCGACATTGCGAGGATCACGGAATGCGTTTTCAAACTTCTGCATGGTGAGCCCGTAAACGATGTTGATAACAATCTTAAGCGCGTATGCCAGAGCGTCAGAACCAGAAGTGTCCTCGAGGTACTTGGCAAGCCGTCCACCAAACATTTCCCTAGCCTCGTCGAAGTTCTTACGCTTAATAGCGATACGAGCCTTCTTGATTTCGGCATAGTTCTTGGTGTACTCATCTCCAAAGAGGTTGAGCAGCTCGATCGAGGTCGGATGCATAGATGCAACGTCCAGGAGCACAACGTTCTCGTACATACCTGGCTCGGCATAAACGTACCCACCTTCACCTGTGATCTCACCATGGAAAGTCGACTTACCACTCTCAAAGGTGTATCCGGGGAATTCATCAGCAAGGTTCGTATAAACGAATTCCTCCTGCGGCCGACGGTTCTCACCGAAGACAATACGAGCCGCGTGCTGCTGAGTAGTAGCGTTAGCCGAAAGACCGGAAAGCTCAGACAGAATCTGACGAGCAATGAAGTCTTCCTTACGAGCATCAAACACTGCCTCAGTTGCGCGCACATCGTTTTCACAATATGCTGCAATCTGATCCCACATGTCTTCTGGCGCTGGCTTGTCCCATGGAATACTCATCTCAACGTGAGGAATATCCAGATCGACTTCCCACTTCTTCAAGCTCTTCTTCTCATTTGCGAAGTCAAAGACGTCGGTATAAGAGAGGTTGTAGGCTTCACCGAAGGTGGCATTCGGTACGTTGCTGATCAGCTTCTGACTGAGCTTGTAAAGCCGCTCGTTGTCATAACCAAGATAGCGAGCATACAGAATGTGATTGTCGTACTTCCGGTTGTTGAACCCGACGAGACGAAACTTGAGAAGTTGCTCGACCTCTGCAGGTGATGGGTTGATCATGGTAGTGACGTTCTCAGCACCATAATACTTCCAGCAGATCATGAAGAGGTTGGAATATACCTCAAGGTCAAAGATGACGATTGGTACTTCCTTAACCTCCTCTTCAACATCCTCATACTTCTCTTCCGACACCTCAGAAGCAAACTTCATCTGAGCTACCAGACGCATAGCCGGCAACGCTTGGTTGGTCGAGTTTCCTGCAAAGGCAAGGATCTTGTTACGCATGTCAGTCACGTCATAGACGAGGTCTGAGGCATACGCATCTTCTAGAATCTTATGAATGAAGTCCACACTAGATTTGGTACCAGGATGAATCTCCTTCCGCAGGTTCCGGTCGATCAATTCCCGGAGAGCTTTCTCCGACTTGATCTGGTCTGAATTCATCACTTTTTTCTCCTTGGTTGGAAGTGCTCCAGGATGGAGAGTTGCCACGGGTATATTGTTACACCGAGACAATCTTCTACGAAGGCTTGCATCTCCATTAAAGACTTTGACTTCGATTCCATCGTCGTAGACCGACGAGAGTTCCGAGACGTCTCCGTCATAGATATAGTGGAGGTGGATGCCCGCGCCACTCTTGGAGAACTCCGCGTATGTGCTAGGCCACGAGCTCGCTTTCTCGAGGCTCCTTTCCGCGCTTTTTTCACCGGTTGCATCCCTCAAATCGAAGTCGATCACAATATGATTCTGCGGTACCTTAACGTAATGCTCTTGGGTAGTGTCAAGATCCTGCAGCATAGTATGGACTACTTTAGAATCGGCAGGAATATACTCTTTACCATCCTTACCGATCCTCGGGTTGTTCGTCCAGAACTTCATGTAACCGTCGTCGTTCACAGAATACTGCGCCGGCATGGTTGCCATCTCACGATCGAACAGGCTTTCGGTTTCGTCCATTACCAAAGAGAACACTCGAGCTTCCTCGACATGCTTCTGTGACTTGAACTTGTCAGCAGTAAACCCGGTGTACCAGCTGCGACTGCGTGTTCCATCCTCTGCAATGTGAACGTCTTCGAAGTTCTCGAAGTAATTCTTAAGCTCCTCACGGAACTTGTACATCGGCATAGAGAATGAGAGATCAGCTTCTTTAACGTAATCCTTGTACAGATCGAAAGCTCTTTTGAGACTAATTCCCTCCGGGTCTTTTAGGTCCTCCCAATGCCACTCAACGAAGTTGAAGAACACGTCAGTTTGCAACATCATGTCCTCCGGCACATACCCCGAGTAGTAATCCTTACCCATGTTGCGATAAACCTCGAGGGCGTGAGACGCAATTGCCCCAAGCTCGAACTCAATACGCGACATAAGTGCCTGATACTTACGAGGACTAACCTTGTTACCCGTAGGCTTCACGTCGATGAGACGACGCAACAGACCGCTCTTCGAGTCCGTAATCTTCACAGGCTTGTTAGTACCCATGAAGAGGAAGGCGTTGAAGAACATGTCATACGAAGGCTTGTACTTCTCGTTTACATTCATTACCTCATGCGAGACAATAGAGTTGAGAGTGGTGTTGTCTTCGATTTTGGAGAGGTCGCCATCATGCTGTATCGCCACAAGCGGGTTGCTTTTGAAGGCTTCAGTGGCAAAGGCATTGTTATTACCAGTGAGCTGCTTGGCATTGAAGGTAACGAAATATCCTTCAGTGAGCTTTTGCAGGATGAGTAGGAAGGTAGACTTACCAGTACCAGCGGCTCCGTAAAGAACAACAAATTTCTGGATCTGTTTAGCATCTCCGGCAATAATAGCTCCGAGAGCCCACTCAAGCTTGGCTCTCTCATCAGGAGAGTATAGCGTTCCAATGAGCTCATCGTATGCTGAGTAATCTCCGGGTTGTAATGAATATGCCAGTCGTCTTGAAACATAGTCTTCTTTTTTCACCTCCGTATTAGCAAATGTCAGGTCCACGTCAAGCTGTGTGCTGTTGTCACTAAGATGTCCGATGTAATTCCTGAATTGCAACCACGTATTCGTGCTGAAGTTGCCCAGGTACTTACGATGAACTTCCGTAACTGGTTCGGTGGTTACCTCATAAGCTTTAATATCCTCGTCTACTAGACGCTGAACATCGTACTCATCGGTTGACCAAAGACCCTTTGCTTCGTCCCAGATGGCATAGAAACTCCGGCCTCGGACCATAAGATCCTTGGAACGGATGACCTTGAAGTCAGGATATACCTCAACAACTCCAAGCTTTTTGCCTTCTAGCGGCCGCTCCTTAATTTGATCGAAATCCATTGGGCCTCCTTTCAGGAGCGTTTGCTATACATTGATGTTCTCCATCAAGTATTGGGACATTTGGTACCATATCTCGACTTCCCGCTGGTCGTGTCCAGGGTGTCGAAGAGGGAACAACCCCTCACTTCCATCTGCTCGATAGGTGCGGTTGACGACTCCACGAATAAGTTCGTCAATTTCAATCTGGACCTGGTCGTTAAACATCTCATCGACGTAACGACGCAGGTCCAGATTATCCATTAATCTCCAGAACCAATAGTCGGTACCCATCTGGGTCTCGAAATCCATTCTGCCGGCGAGGGCGACGACCATCTCAAGGAAACTGCATGGCTCTGATAGCCACATCCCATCGACGTCGCCGCCCTCTTCCTCATCTACAAATCGCTGGCGCAAGTCCAGACCATCGTAGAGTCGGTTGTCATCATTAGGAATGAACCAGCTGAACTCAACCTTGTAAAGCTGCACGCACAGAAGCCAATGACTCCTTGCCGGATTACGCTGAGTGTCTGGTTCAAGTTGACGGTGTAGCCAGGTTAGATACCGCTCATCGAGTGTTCCATTAGTCGCCATCACTCTCCCGCATCTTGAGCGGCTTCGTCATCATCCGCTTCATTTCATCCTCTGGGATGATGTTAAGGACCACACGGGTGTACGTCCGGTCGTCACGAGTGACCTCGTAGTCGTTCTCCTGACGCTCGTCACGGATATAGACCTGGTTCTCGTCGGTAGTTCCCTGGCCCCACTTCTGATCGAAGAGCTCACCCAGAACTTGCTTGGGGTTCGGAACGATCTGCTCACTCGAGTCGATGAGCGTCTCATCCCCTTCGAAATATGTCAGCTCGAGCTTCGAGTAAGGGCTTTCGCTCTCCATGTACTCGTCGATCGAGATGACATACGGACCGTTGGGATCACGAACCGTTGTGAAGCTGGGCACAGAAGGCACCGGAATATCCGCGTCAGCATCAACGTCGTCTACCTGGCCCGGGAAAGTAACTCCGCCGTAAGGAACAGTCTGACTCTTGAACTTCTCGATGATGCCCTTGACGTCTACCTGATTCTCAGGATCGTCATCATCAGACTCCGTCGGCTTCGGATCTGCCGAGTCGTACTCATCGATCACACCTGGATCTTCAAGAGGCTGCTCATGCTCGAGCGGACCGGTCTCCGGGTGAAGCTCAGCAACGGCCGATTCCGGAGTTGCATAGGGACCAGTCTTGTTGGCGCGATGAATATCGTCAATCCAGTCAGCCCGGATCTCTTCGACTGCTTTGTTGAAGCCCTTGGTTGCCCGGCGCATCGCTGCGAAATATCCGATGCCGAAACCGGCTCCCAGTCCTGCCGCGACAAGACCAGCGTATTTAAGTTTGATGTTCATTACTTCTTCTCCTGAGTTTTGGTAGCCGGCTTGCGACGGGGGTTTCTTTTGACTGGCGGTTTGCTCGGCTCCATGTTTTTCCGAAGCTCCTGCAAGGCGGGGTTATCCCGAAATGGAGTTTGAGTGAGGTGCTCTTTTGGAACGTAAGGCATCTTCTTAAGACCACCTTCTTTTGGTATGATGAACTCTCGCGCTACTTCATCGGTGAAGACTTCGTCACCAATCTGCTCAAGGTTCTTGAGAAAGAGCTCATGGTCAAACTTAGTTCCGTCAGGCGCAGGAATATGCTTGACAGGTGCCTCTACGAGATTCTTGGTGTCCTTCATGGCCTCAGTCAATTCTTTGATCTGAGCAGAAGTCTTAAGAGTATCCTCACTGAATTTATTTGGTCGGGGTTTGGGCTTCGGAATTTCCATCATTCTCTCCTTGTAAAGTGAGAGGCCGCAACGATACTTTTCAAATAGCATTGCGGCCTCTGTGTAACTTTGAACTGCTAGTGATTAGATCTTGTCGTAGATCACCCCGTCGACGTTGAAGTCGAGCCAGATGTTCTTTTCCCAACCGTTGATGAAGTTGCGCTTGGACTGAGTGGATGCGTCATACAGACCAAAGTCGATGAAGTTGTCACCGTCCTTGCTGATGATCCATCCCACAACTGCACCTTCAGGGGTGTGCGGGAATCCGAGACGCTCATAAACCTCATTGAGGAAGATGTGCCCGGTTGCAAGCAGCTTGTCATTGAGTCGGTTCTGCTCGGACGTCAAGAAGAACTGGTTGTAACCAGCTCCATCCTGCCAGTAGTCATTACCCTCATCAAAGACACGAGCGTACTTGCTCATCTTGGTCGGGTCGACCTCAGTGACCACAGTCTTCTTACCGTCAGGACCCTTCTCCGAAGACTCGGTGATGCCCAGTCGGTAGTCCCGATCTTTGTCTGCACCGAGGTCCTCGATCACACGAGCACGGTAAGCCGCGAAGCTCTTCTCAACTGCGTTGTATGCAGCGACAAGTGCGACGTTACGCTTACGCATGATGCCGTGACCTGCAAGGATTGCTCCAGCACCGGAGATAAAGAGGGACGTAGCAGGGCCATAGAGCTTGGTGAACTCCAGCACGTTTCTCAAATATACTCTGTAAAGCTGGCGCTTGTAGTTGGCCTCGGTGTACTCTTCAACCTCGTCAGGGTTTTCCTGAGAGAGAGCATAAGACTGCTTCGTGTCGTTGACACGGCGCTCAGCACGAGCAACCGTTTCTTCAAGACGAAGGGTAGAACGAACCGCGAGAAAAGCTCCGGCGGACATACTGACAAGACCAACGCCCGTCAGAATCTCCGGCGCGTACTTCTTGACCAGCAGCCCACCTCGGCCTACAACACCGTTGAGGCTAGTTGGTACCATCATTTTTCTCCTTCATTTCTATTTCTAGTTGTTTCTCTTCCGGAGTCTTAGGTCGGACTCGGAATTCTTGTCGAACGCTGAATCTGTGATCCTCTTCTACAAGGATGTTATCAGCTCGGATGATTGTGACGGGGTATTCTTCGATCACGTAGTAAAGCGCAAATACTTCAGGAGACAGACCAGACGCATGGACCATCGCCTCAAGCCATTGCTCTTTGTCGTAAGCGATCGAGTCAACGATGTTCATGACGAACTCTTGAAACTGGAAAGGCCCGTCTCCTGTGTCAGGCATTTGGGTGATCTTCAGCCAAGCCGGGTCGGATACTTCCAATAGGCCCGTGATCGGTAAGCCCTCCGGCGTTGACCATGAACTCGGAAGCGGGGGACAGCCCGTATAGACTCTGTCCGCTTTTAAATTCGAACCCAAGAGTCTCAAGATCTCCTGATTTGACGTTTCGCCGCTCGTTAACTTTTGAAACGGTACCGAATCCTGCGACATAATCACCTACCGCTATCTCACTTGCTGGGATGTTTAGCATTAGATCTTCTTTCTCCACATAAGGGGCTCGTGCATAGAATCTGCAAATTCCCAACCCGCTTCAAAAAGAATCTTGACGACATCTTGAGGTAGACCTGAGATGACAGAAACATTCTCGATGATCTCTGCCTGCAGCGAAATATCCATTATCGGATAGGCTTAGTCGCCGGCAGATCAAGCACGAATCCGTCTCGAACACTGGTGATAGTGGCACCACGCAAGTCGAACCACCCCCACTTGTCATCTGCATAGCTGCCCGTGATCTGCACAAGCTCATACAGATCGGACACCGCTGCTACATCGTAACGATCTACGATATCGATGAGGCTTGACAGAACCAGCTCTGCCTCGGCACGGGTTTGAAGCACGATGTTGTCGAAGTTGTGAGTAGCCATATCTCGTGATGAGATCTCCCTTGAAGGGGTTGTGGTACCACCATTACGACTGATCAAGTTATAGTTAACCTGACCTGGACGGCGACTTCCGTTACCGGGAATCCCAACACTCTGTCCGAACAGAGCACGGTTAGCACCCTGTGAGATCATGTCAAATATAACTGTCTTGATAGCCGGCACTGCCACCTCAAAGAGGAGATAGTCACCAACACCGCGTGCATCATCACCTGTAAAAGCCTGACGAAGACGCGATGCGAGCTTTGGCTTCTGCTTAACCGCTGTCACACCCTCGAGAGGAACGATCTTAGGCTTAACTTTGCCCTCTTCGGTTGCGCCCTCTTTGCTTTTCTTGCTGTTGGGTGGGAATGCGGCACGGTTAACTCGAGCTGGATCAACCAAGGGGGTCTTTTCTTCATTTTCAGGCATGTTTTGTCCTTTTGCTTAGAAAAGCTAAATGGGTTGTTATACCCACCTAGCTAAGTTACTACTGGTTGTCCGACTCAGGCTTGTTGTCGTCCTGCTTTTTCTGGAGATCTTCGTCTGATGCGTGAAGAAGCTCCTTCTCCCAATCAGCCAAAGGCTCTTTATCACTCGGCTCGATTGCGTGATCGGCTTTCGGGTTGAACAGAGCGCTCACCTTTTCTGCGTAGTTGTCGATCTGACTGGAGACGTGCTTTGCGGAAAGATCGCCCAGAACACCGGACAATCCCCAGCCTCCGATGGAGACCATGACTTTCTGGATCTTGCCAGAATCAAGGGGCGTAGTTGCCTTAACGAGATTGCCGACGACTGCTCCGACGCCGGCGCTTACTGCGAGTTCAGCTACACCTTTCAGAAGGCTAAGCTTGTTGATTGTTGCCATGTTGTTCTCCTTTCAAGAGACAAATATAAAGCACCGGTTAGGGTCCTTCGTTATAGTGCATGTTATTTGTGCGAATGTTTACTTACTCGTGAAGATGGCGTTCTTGTACTCGAAGCTGGGGGAGTAGGCGATCGTGATATCTGCGGCGTCAGCAACGCTGAAAGCCTCGTTCCACTTCATCGTCTGTCCAGCAAGAAGCGGGCCAGCGGGGGTGTCGCCGATGTTCTGACCGAAGTCCGAGATCGCTGCAGCCTGCTGTCCACCGGAGGTAGCTGTGGGCCACCCAGCCTGGTCGAGAGTCTTGTCCGAGTTGTTGGTAACTACGAGAGTGACCTGAATATAAGTCATTCCAGCAGTCGCTCCAGCCGCCTCAGGAGAAGGCGTGTATGGCGCTGCAGGGCTCACCGAGACGCTGACACCGTCCTTGTAGGTCACTACCTCGCCGAACTTCTTGACCAAAGGATCGGTCACAGGAGCAGGTGCCGGCTTCTCAACGGTTGCCGAGGAGGCCTTGGGATCTGCGTGGGTGGAACCCTGAACGGCGCATCCTGACATCAGGAGAACGACGGGGAGGGCGATTGCGATGCTGATTTTCTGGATGGTGTTCATTTTAGGTTTCTCCTTTCAAGAGAATTTATTTGTTGGTAAAAGTGTCGTTTTTATTACATAGCCTGGCAGGGCTTGTAACTGACCAGCTCACTTTAAGGCTGGAGGACGACATTCCCATCTGACTGCCATCAGCGTGCCCGCCCAGGGACTCGAACCCTGGATCTGTCAGAGGATATGAACATTATTTAGAGGTTCATACTTGAAGACGCTACCGTCTCGCGGGCTACCTCTCATCGCCTATCTTGAAAGGAGGTTTGTGGCGATGAGAAACTTGTTACTGCTGCGGTGCCTGGCCCGGGAAGAGATCCGTGCGAGGTGTGGACTGCTGAGTTACACCTTCCGCCGGAACTGCCGCATCTGGAACCGGAGTTCCACCGTAAGGGTATCCGTCAGGTCCAGCAGTCGGTGTCTGATACTGCTGAGGAGGCTGAACTTCCTGGGGCGCGGAGAACTGTACAGGCTGAGCGGGGGCAGTATCCTGCTGTCCCTGAGGAACTCCAAGACTTCCGGGGGTACCTGCTCCGCCCGCAACCGGAGGAGTAGGCCGCTCGGTGTTTGCACCAGGCCGAAATCCCTTGACTGCCTGTGCCTCACGATTCTTCGCAGCAATGTCTGGAGGAAGAATTGCGTTGATGAACTCCGCGGAATATCCACCGTTCTGAAGGAGCTCCATGATGAGAACAGAGTACGGCTCCGAGTTCTCAAAGCGAGCCCAGACCTCGTCGGACTTGAAGAAGGATTCACCATCCTCGCTCTTCTCACCATAGGTCCACTTGAGGATCTTGCGGAACTCCGGCATAACGACAGAGCCCTTATCTGAGGCACTGATCTTAGCCAGGGTCTCTGACCAGGTTCCATCGGACTCGAGCTCACGCATGGCAAGCTCGGCCTTGGTCAAGTTGAAGTAGAAATCTTTCGTGACCTGCTGGCCGTTGAAGTTGGTGTATGTAATCGGCTTGACGAGCATTGTTTTCCTTAAATTGCGTTGTGGTCAAAGACCTGGTTTGCGGTTTTCTTGTAGGTGTCGACGTATGTTTGGTGCCGTGTGACATCGTGTGTGACTTCGAAATATAGCCCGTCACCTGGAACTGTGGTGGAGATCATTGCTTTCCAGTTGCCCAGAATATAGGTCCACCAGACAATGTAGAGCTGCTCGACCGTCAACTCGTCTTCACCAGATTCGGCTGTGACAACTGCGTGAGCACCAACTACATACTGCTTGGCGTAGCGAAGGAAACGGTTAGGATCTTTGTCGTAATCCGAGGTGTCTTCGAACGGGGGATCTGCCTTGGAGGCCCACTTGGGTACCGAACTTCCATCGGGAAGTTTATCAATAGCCTCCTTCGAACATTGGGGACATAGTCCAGGTCCACCACAGCGCGCTCGGACTCGCTTGTACGATTCATCGTCGCTTGATGTTCCCGGAATATGATGTCCGTGACTTGTTAGAGCCATCTTGGGTCCCTTTCTTCATCTGCTGGTTGTGCTTTGACGATCTCTCGGTAAGTGTCAGTCCACTGGCGGCCTGTCCAAAAGCGATCGTGAGTCACACTCCAGATCTTGTACCCGATGGAAGTGTCGTCTGGAGGGTTTTGCTCACTTTCCGGTAGCGCGTTAGTTACTTCATCCATTAGATAGTGGCTCTAGGAAACGCGTAGATAAAGAGCACAATACCCAGTACAAGGTTGAATGCTCCGATGAGAGACAGCCCGG